ATCGACCCCTTCGCAAACATCAACGAGCGCCTCGACGGGAGACAAAACTCCTACGTCCCGACCATCTCCTCCAACATGAGTGTGGAGCAGCTGCTGATTGCGCGTCAGCAGATCGACGCACAGCTGCCGACAACGACACTGAACCAGCTCGACCTCTCGCACGAGCTTGTGATCCAGCTCCAACAGGTGAAGCTGCTGCAGTCACAAGCCATGGAGGACTTGGATACCCCGGTGAACCAACGCGCCCAGGCAGCGAACTCCGTAGCCAGTGTGCTTGTCTCACTGGCCAAGCTGCAGAACGAGACTTACAACTCCGAACGCTTGAAAAAGATCGAGATGGTGCTCCTGGAGGCGATCCAGGATCTGCCGGAGGATCAACAGGAGAGGTTTCTGCAGCGGTACGAAGATATGCTGTCGGAGGGGGTGAGGTAATCATGTCAACTTACGAAGGAACGAAAATGGACATCGAACAAATTAGGTCTGCAAAAGAGGAAATGGAGCGCGGAATTCTTGCTGCTGTACATGACGCAATGACTGAATTCCACAAGAAGACGGGTACATCCCCGCAAAGCATATCAGTCGAACTTGTTGAAGTCGCTACGGTTGGGGAAAAGGAAAGTCAGCGCATGGTTGCGAATGTGCGTGCACAGGTAACTATTTAATTGTGGCGAATTGTGGCGAATCGTTGCAGATCGTGGAATTTACCATGTAGATCAAATACTTGACGCTGATACCCCGCCCTGTATACTCAAGACTTCCCCTGGCGGGGAGCAAATAGTGGGCCTTGGTCGAGCATCCACCTGTTACTGTTTCAGGTCCGCCAGCGCAGCGAAAGCTGTGGGATGTTCGACCAAGGCTTTTTTGTAGGAGAGGCAAATAATGCCCGCACAAAATAACGCCTTGACGAGCGTCATCGTCAACCCCAACGTTCAGACCATGTCCACACGCGAGATCGCGGAAACGACTGGAAAGCAGCACGCGCATGTGATGCGGGATGTACGGACAATGGTTGATGTGCTGAAGCAGAATCCAGAGTTGGATTTTGTTTGTAAAACATCAACTTACGTCGGTTCGAATGGCCAGTCCTACGAGCAGTACGAAATGGACAAGGACACTTGTCTCACCCTACTCCTCGGATATGACCCGGTCGCCCGGTTGAAGGTCATCAAACGTTGGCAGGAGTTGGAGGACAAGGTCAGGACACAAGAGCAGCCCAAACCGCTCGCACCGCCCATATACATCCTCAGCACGCGCCTGGAAGCGGCACACTTGCTCGGGGTGCCGCTGCACATCGCCCAGGTGGAGGCAGTGAAAGCTGCGAAACTGCTCACAGGAGAGGACTTCACCCCAATCCTCCGCCTTGCACCGGCCCAGAGCAACATCGAGGAATCCCAGATGATGCTGGAGCCAACTGAGCTTGGCAAGCGGCGTGGCATCTCCGGCGCCAAGATGAACAAGTTGCTTGCAGAGGCCGGCCTGCAGATCAATGTCAACGAGTCCTGGCAGCCAACCGCCTTGGGCAAGCCCTTGTGCTCCACGCACCAGTGGGTGGCGAACGGCAAGTCGGGCTACAACCTGAAATGGAATGTTGCGGCGGTGGAGAGTCGTCTGCCGGAGCTGACAGCATGAAGCCAACATCAACGCTGATCATCCCCGCCCAACCTGGGTACTACCTTGTTCACGGCCCCGACGAGGAATCACGTGTACTTGTCGGCCACTCGGTCATCGCCTGGAAGATATCCACATTCCAGAAGGTCTCTGGCCACGCAACAGGCGCAGAGTTCGAGTCGGTGACTGCGATCACAGTTGAGGGTGATGCAGAAACTTACGGGGACTTCTTGGGGGTTCTACGCCCAGATGGGAGGGTAGAGGCGTTCGACGGAAGTATTTACGAATCCTTCAGGCAACTACAAGAGGCGTACAAGCCACATCAACAGGAGCCTTCAGCATGACCAACCTCGAAGAAACCGCACAAGCGCTGGCAGACTGCCTGCCAGCATCAGGCCCTGTGGTCGTCCACGGTGAACCGGGAGTCGGCAAGACCACGCTCATCCAGGCCATGCTTGACGAGTGGATTGGCGAGAAGCCCCTGGTGATCGAGCACTGGGATGGAAACCTCCAAACAGCGCAGCAGGTTGCAGATGCCTTGACAGATCGCCCGGTGCTACTTGTGACGGATCGCCCTTACACAGGCAACTGGACCTCGGTGCGCGTGCAGCGCATCGACGACAAGATGGTGGTGTACATGCACTTCAAGGTGTGGGAGCAATGACACCATGCAGATCAAACCCTTAGTCACGCACTCCGAAGTCATCGACGGAGTGGCCATAAGCTGCACCAGGGCGCACCCACTGCACAGCCCTGCCCTGCCAACAGACCCCCGCTACCACATCACTGCCATGATGATTGATGAGGAGTCCAGGCTGAAGAAGCTCCCGCTGTGGCGTAAGGCGACGCGATCACTGAAGGTCAAATCGCTATGAGTTTCATCGTCAAGTACAGGTATCTTCGCGCCCTCGTTGTATGGGCAGGCATATTCGGGATGTTCGTCCCGTTCGGGTATCTGCCGTGGTTCTTTGCCGTTCCCACGTCATTCTTCAGCTTTTGCTTCGTCGCAAGGCTGCTGCAGGCGGCCTACCAGATAGAGCAGAAGAAGCAGTCCAATCCACATGCATGACACCGTCGCCTTCCATCTGACCCGCCTCCGGGCGGCCACTGTCAACCGCCTGACCAGGAAAGACCTTGCAAAGTGGATTTGCAAGGAGACAACGCTCAATGGAAGGCCCTACTCCTTCAAAAACCACGAGTACCAGGAGAGGATCGCATCGGACGATAGTAAGGAGATTGTGATCATCAAGTCGGCGCAGATGGGGTGCTCGGAGCTCTCATTGCGAATGGCGGTGGGTATGGTGATGTTGGCACCAGGGGCCTTCAGCCTTGGCTACGTGTTCCCGACCAGCGGGTTCTCCTCGCAATACTCCAAGACACGGTTTGGGCCGATCATCGCCGGATCGCCGCTCCTGCGCAGTTCGATAGCCACTGAAGACATCGACACTGCCGAGGTCAAGACGTTCGGACCGGGCAAGCAGATTTACTTCAAAGGGGCCAGCACGGGCCAGTCGGCCATCTCGACGACGCTGGATGCCATCATCTTCGACGAGTTCTCGTTCATGGACATGCAGGTGGCGGGGGATTACTCCTCCCGGATCATCCACTCGCCATACAAGATCAAGATCCGCCTGTCCACTCCTACATTCCTGGGTGACCCGATCTCGGACGCCTACGAGTCGAGCAAGCGGTGGCGCAACATGTGCCGGTGCAGCCACTGCAGCCACGTGTTCTACCCGGAGTTCTACGAGCACGTGCGCATCGACGGGTGGAACAAGCATTTGGACGAGATCACCTCCGACAATTTGCACAAGGTGAACTATGCAACGGCGGCGGTCTACTGCCCGGAGTGCGGGAAAGCCCCCAGTTTGCAGCCGGAACACAGATTTTGGTGGTGTGAGAACCCCGACGACAACCACATCGCCACGGGCTACAAGCTCTCCCCGTTCGACGTTCCCAACATTGTCACCGTCCCAGAACTCATCACATCCAGCACGGATTACGCCTCAAAGTCGAAGTTCAGGCAGTTTGCACTTGGGATGCCGTCCACCGACAGCGAAAGTGGCCTGACGGAGGCCGATTTGGACGCCATTGGGAGGGAGATGACAGGCACGCCGTTCAATTCGCACGTGCTCGGAATCGACTTAGGGCTTACCAGCCATTTTTTAGTTGGAGGCGTTGACAGTGAAGGGAAACTCGGGGTTGTACACGCAGAGAGGGTTCCGCTGGACAGGTTCCGGGAGCGGTACTTCGCGCTGAAGCTGCAGTTCAGGATCGGTATCGTTGTCAGCGATCTTCAACCCTTTTCTGACTTGATTTTGTCCATTTCTGCGGACGACCCCAACCTATTCGGAGGCTTGTTCACCACACGGCAAGGGCTTGAAATTTTCGAGGTGAAGCAACGAGACGCTGATCCCGACAGTGCATTACGGGGAATTCGGCAGGTGGCGATCAACCGGAACGCAGCCCTTGATCAACTTCTCGCTGATATTCGTGGCGGCAAGGTCTGGATACGAAAAAGTCACGAGTGGAACCTCATTACCAAGCACCTGTGCGACATGCGCAGGGCAAGTGCAACTTTGAGAAATGGCGAAATGACATCCCTTTGGGCGAAGACAAGTAAGGGCAACGACCATTACCACTTCACGCTCCTTTACCTCAGTATTGCTGCGCAGATGCGAGGCTTGGTGTCTGGGCATGGTGTTCCAAACATGCTTCCCAGGAAGTTCAAATTGCCAGACAAGTACGGCGTTCGTAGTAAGGCCGGGGGATTTACAACATGACGCAACTAGGTATAGCCTACGGAAATGTTTGAAAAACTCCGCTCCATCTTCTCCGCAGCGTCGGCGTTGCCCCCTGTAGCTGTACCAAAGGTGCCGAACAAGGCGCAGGCGCAGTTGTCGTTTAGTAAACGCACATCCACGTCCAAAGGGGAGCAGAAGCTGCTGCAGTCTGATCGTCGCACTGCCAATCTTGACCTGCTCACTCTTCGTAACGGCACTTCGACAAAGGCGACTATCCGTGACTTGGCAGCCGTATCTCCAGACATGTCTGCAGCCCTCGCGGCGTACATTCGGATGGTTGTTACGAAGCACTATCGAGCCGTGGCCAGAAATCTCGACGGGACCATCAACCCAGAGGCTACCAGCTTGGCGCAGCAGATCCTCGTGCGAATGGGGTTTATGCAAGACTATGCCGCTGGTTTCTCCTCGGCTTGCAACGGCATCCATTCGGTTGCGGAACAGTTGACCCGTGAACTCAGGCTTTACGGTAGCTGCTGCTGCGAGCTAGTGCTTGACAAAGCCAGGATGCCTCTGCGACTCCAGCCGGTCAGCACGCTGCAGATCGAATTCGTTGATGACGGGACCGGCTACATATTTCCGGTACAGAAGATCAACGGCGCTGAGGTGAACCTGGACTTCCCCACAGTTTTCATCGAGAGTCTCGACCAGGACACGACGGAAGTTTATTCGGCCAGCCCTATGGAGCCCGCTCTACATGCGTCGCTCGCAGACGCTGAGTACACCAACGACATTCGCAGGACCATCAAAAAGAGTTTGCATCCCCGGCTGGTAGCCACCATCGATTCGGAGAAGTTCCGCAAGCAGATAAGCCTGGACGTACTTGCAGACCCAGAGAAACTTGCGGAGTACCAGAGCAACTTCATGTCCTCCGTTGAGAGCACTGTCACTGATCTGGAGCCGGAAGATTCTTTGGTGCACTTTGACAGCCTCGTATTCAGCCTGCTGAATAATGGAAACTCGGGCTTATCCCAGGAATGGGATGTGATGCAAAATTTGATCAATTCCAAGCTGAGTACCGGTGCCAAGGTGCCGCCGAGTGTTTTAGGCCATGGCGCAGGCTCGCAGAACATCGCCAGCGCCGAGATCCAGTTGTTCCTGAAAAGTTGTATTGGCACGCAGATCAAGGTCAACAGCATCATCTCGCGTGCGATGACGCTTGGTATCCGGTTGATGGGGATGGACGCATACGTTTCCTTCCAGTTCGATGAGCCGGACTTGAGGCCAACCTCAGAATTAGCCGCTTTCCGGGCTATGGAGCAGAGCCGAATCCTGCAACTCCTGTCCATTGGAACCTTGTCGGATGAGGAAGCCTCGATTGAGTTGACCGGGAGACTGCCCCCAGCGGGTGCTCCGAAGTTGAGCGGCACATTTTTCCTGCCAAGCTCCGGGACTGATCCGAATGCCGTGGACACAGCATCGGCTCAGTCTAATACAGGTGCCCTGCAACAAGGCTTGACCTCCGATGCCCCGAAGGCACCGAAGGGTCCAGCCAAAAATGCGCCTCTGGAGCGGGTCAAGTGACGTTCTTCCAGGTTTTACCTGCCTTTACGTGCTGTACGCAGCTGCGGGTTACCCCTAACATCTTGGCTAACTCTGGGTCTGATTTAGTAGAACCCTCGCGCCGAATGTACCTCACGTTGTCCTCTGTGAGTTTGGCACTGCTCAGGTTTCCGGGACGCTTGCAGGGTACTCCGATGCGGACCCCCTTCTTCTCTCCAAATGTCCAAGTTTCCCCTCGCAGCACCATGCTCACGGCACCTTGGGAAACTCCAAACATCCGTGCAATAGTTTTCTGCGTAGTTTTACCACCTAACCCAAGTTCTTTTATGCGGTTCACCTGCGCCTGGGTTAACCTGGAGTTCCCGCTAACCTCTCCGTACAAGCGCCCTTTTACGGACGAATATTGGATGTTTTCTTTACGGGTTGCCCAGTGCAAGTTGTCAACCATGTTGTTGGCCCGATTGAAATCGAGGTGGTTAACTTCTGACATTTCCCCATTCGGAGGCGGGCCAATGTGGGCTATCGCTACCAACCTATGTACGTACCTTTTTCGAATCTTTCCTGAGGACCACAAGGATACTTGTGAGTATCCTGATTTATTGGGGTACGGGGACAGAATGCGGCCCTGGTGGGACCTTTTCCCTACTCCGCGAGGGGCTGGCCCAGTCCTGTCCAACGATCTCACCCTGCCGAGGTCACTGACCTCGTATAAATCTTCATACCCAGGCACGGGCAACCATTTTTCATCCATTTCACAACCTCTTCGGGCTTACGCCTCTTTTGGGTTACTAAAAAATCACTGTGCTCGCCTCCGTCATTTGAGGAAGCGCTCACCAGCGCACACGATCAGTTCTGGGACTTCAGGAACTCCCTTATTGCTTCGCGGATCAGCTCCGCAACAGCTACGTCGCGCTTCTCCGCCAATGCCTGTAGCTCTGCCAGCATGGGGGTAGGTAAGTAAAAATTAGTCTTTTTCATGTCTCCACATTATAACTACAAAAGGAACACACATGCACGACATCGCCAATTACTGGGCCGGGACCGAAAGTTCCTACATCGCGTACCTCGCTGACCTCAAAACGGTCGCCACGATTGAGCCGCAAGCGCCGACACCGTCCGAAACACCGCGCCTGCTCTCGAAGCAGGGCGACGTGGCCATCATCAACATCCACGGCAGGCTCACCAACACAGAGGCTTGGTACTCCGCGCTGCTCGGAGACAGTTCGTACCCGGCAATTCGGGAAGCCTTGGTCCATGCCGCACAAGACCCAAGCGTGAAGGCCATCGCTCTGGACATCAAGTCGGGTGGAGGGATGGTCTCCGGGGTACAGGACACTGCCGACTTGGTGACCCGAATCGACACCGGAGTCAAGCCCGTTTACGCCTACTCGGATGGCACCATCGCATCGGCGGCCTATTGGCTGGGCAGCAGCGCTCGAAGCCTTGAGATCGGGGCAACGACGGACATTGGCAGCATCGGTGTCTTAGCTGTCCACCAGGAAAATTCCCGCATGATGGAAGAGGCTGGCGTCAAGACCACTGTGATCCGGTCCGGCAAGTGGAAGGCCTTGGGGCACTCCGCTGAACCCTTGTCCGATGAAGGCAAGGCCACAATCCAAGCTCAGGTCAATCAACTCAACGAACTTTTCGTAGCCCACGTTGCCCAGGCGCGCAAGACATCCCCAGCAGTGGTGGAGGCTACGTACGGCCAGGGTCGCATGTTTATCGGCAAAGCCGGTGTTGACGTCGGACTTGCAGACGGTGTGAGCAGCTTCGATGCCTTTATGTCAAACATAAGGGGGGCGATAGACAAATCCAAAAAAAGTGATCACAGTCCGCAAAATTATTTCAAAGGAAATCAATTGAAACACGCACTGACAGATCAGCAGATCGCCGCAATGGCTTCTGGTGCTGCTGCTTCCGCAGATCCTGCACCCGTAGCAGCGACTCCCACTCCGACACCGGAACCTGAACCCGTAGCCGCCGCAACCCCTACTCCGGAGCCTACTGCATCTACCCCAACCGCCACAGCACCTGACGTCGTTGCCCTTCTGCAGTCACAACTTGCTGCAGCGCAGGCCCAGGTCGTCGCCCTGAGTGTGGACCTGCAGACGACCAAAGCAGCGTCTACTGCCGAAGCCAAGCAGGCAGACGCCATGCGCCCCATCGTGCGTGCCGCAGTCAGCAATCTGCGCATCGCCTTGGGCGGCACCGCAGCAGGTGTCGAGGCAATGACTGATGACCTTCTGTTGGCTGAACACGCCAATCTGGCGGCACAGTTCCAGGGCAAATTCAAAGCGGGGGGCGTGGCCGCGGTCTCGTCCAGCGCTAGTCAGGAGAGCCAAGTCGTAGCGTTAGATCCGCTGCGTCAGGCACGTTTAGCGGCAACCCGCATTGGAAAATAAGGAAAATTAAAAATGGCAAAATTCAAATTCGGTGTGACCCTCAACCTTGACGAGGCAATCACAGCACGCTTGGCAGACGGTGCTTCTGGCTCCGCGACCCAGCTTACCAAGGCCGACAACGGCAAGTTCGTCAAGTTGGTGGGTGACAGCCAGTACGGCTTGTGCGCTGCCGGTGACGAGATCGAAGCCGTCATCAACGTCGCTGATGACATTGCCCCGCAGGACGGGTTCAACCTGGGCTCCATCGTTACCGATGATGGCCTGCGTGTTCGCGTAACGCTTGATGGTCTGCAAGCCACTCCTGGCACCGGCACCATCGCTGTTGGCGACTATGTGGTGTGCGGATCGGTTACCGCACGTGGTACAGCCCTGCCCGGCTACCCCAAAGTGTGCAAAGCGACTCCCTTGTCTGTTGCCACGACCCCGGCTGTGAATTTCCCAGCTGGATCGAACCTCAACTTCAAGTGGCGCGTCGTCTCCCTGGACGGCACAACTGCAGTAGGTCAGACCGCTCTGATCGAGCGCGTGTAATCAACCCAGCCTATAAGAAGAAAAATACCATGGCAAAAGATCTCGTTTTCATTGACGCCAAAGGCGACAAAAAGCCCGTTGACCTCAGCGTCAGCCTGTACAAAGAGGCCGCCGACAACGGTGTGACTCTCAAGCAGCACCTTACCAACCTGTACCCCACCAACGCCGAAAAGCACGGCTCGGCCTACGAGCAGCTGCTTGAGCAGTGTGGCGTGTTCGTCAAACCCAACCGTGAGTTCGGCATTCGTGCCTCCACGATGGATGACGTGCTGAACCCGAAGGACGCATCCTCTGCGATCACCCGTGACGGTGTGCCGGCATCTCGCCTGCTGTTCCCTGCAGTCATCCTGGACGTCATCGAGGACAAGTTGGCCGTGGACTACACCACGAACCCCAACGCCTTGACCGCCATGTTGGCCCAGGATATTTCCATCAACGGAGATCGTTGGGAGCGTCCGGTGTTGAACTTCAGCCGCCCGGAAGCCGCCCGTGGCGCACCGATCAGCCAGCTGTCCCTGCCGAACTCGATGCTGACCATCACGGCCAGCGATACGACCCAGCGCATCCCCAACTGGTCCATCGGTATGGAGATTTCCGAGCAAGCTCTGAAGTCCACCACGCTGGATCTGGTGGGCTTGGCTGTGTCGCGTCAGGCCGCTGTGGAGGGTAACGAGCGGGCCAACGGCTACATCCTGTCCCTGTTGAACGGTGACACCGACCTCGGGATGGTTGCCCTGAGTACGATCTCCGGCAAGGTCAAGACCGCAGCTTCCCTGGACGCTGCCGCCACTTCTGGCATCACCCAGAAGGCATGGCTGGCTTGGTTGGTTGCCAACTCCAACAAGCGCACCATCTCCCACGTCGTAACCGACTTGGCAGGTGCTCAAGCCATCTGGGACCGCACCGGCAAGCCCGCCATTTATGGCGACAACCGTGTGACCCCCAGCCAGGACACCTTGTTCGAGGTGATGAACCCCAGCTGGCCACAAAGCGTCAAGGTGTTCATCACCACCGACGCCAGCTGGCCTGCCAAGACCATCATGGGTCTCGACTCCCGCTACGGCATCACCCGTGTCAAGTCCCTGTCCGCACAGTACAGCGCTGTTGAGCAGTTCGTCCTGAAGCGTTCTACCGCAATGCGTATCGACAAGGGTGAGTTGGTCTACCGTTTCTTCGACGAAGCGTTCGAAGTTCTGACCTACGCCTAATCGACCCAGAGTGCCTGGATGACTCCAGGCACTCGCACGTGTGGAATACACCATGGCAACAAAAGAAACAACCCAAAAAGCGCCCGCGCCTGTAAAGGTGTGGGTGCGTGCAGTTTACGGCGACATGCTGAACCTGTACACCAACGTGTGGCTGACCAAAGACCCCAAGAAGGTCGAGGTGGACCAATATATCCAGGCCCAGTTAGACGCCGGGAAGCTGGAAATTGTGGCCGACGTTTAAGACTCTGTAGGGGCTTTCTGCATGTCTTTGACCACCTACTGCGAGTTCAACGAAGTCCGGTCTGCCTTGGGCGTGAACGCGGACGAGTTGAGCGACACGGTGCTCGGGTTGCCCGTCTATGAGATGGGTCTGGTGAGGGAGTTGAATAAGCTCTCCACGTCATTGTGTGCAGCTTTTTCCGCCATCTATGCCAAAGTGGAAGCCGATAGAACGACTTTGGAGACTGCCCTACATGATGCCGTACGCCTCTTTAGCGTCTACGCTGTCGCAAGGCAGGTTGGTGTGTCTCTGGCCAACTTCGCGCCGAAAGACGTCGGAGATGGCAAAGCCTCGGTCTCTCGCTATGCGGGGGAGCCTTTCGAGAAAGTAATGGGACGGGTCGAGGAATACTACACGGCGCTGCGCGGGGAGTTGCGCACGGCCTATGAGTCCTATGCATCCGTCAGCCTGAATGTGGTCGCCTCGACGACCCCCAGGAGATTTTTTGCAGCAGCAGCGCGGGGGTACGACCCCGTGACAGGCACATGATGACCCTTGCTACTGCATCGGCGCACTTTGACAAGACGCTCGTACTCGACCCGGACACGAACGAGACCCTCTTTCGGGCACAGGTCAACCCGTTTGACGACTCTCGCAGGGACTCGGGGCCGGCGTATCGACGCACCTTGTCGGTGGCAGCCTCTGTAACCATCCCGACCTCACGGGTCGTAAAAATTCACGGCGGCATCTGGATACTCGGCACCGAGGAAGCTGACGGGTTTGAGGAAGTTCACCGGCGCAAGTTTGTGATGCAGCAAGCGGACTCGAAGTTTGCGATCAGCCGCTTGGCGGATTACGTTGTAGGAACCGTGTCCACGTCCTCCTGGGGTGTGATGGAGTGGTTCAAGGACGAGAAGCAGCTTTCGGAGTCTGCGCGTATCGCGCCCATGTACACGGCGTACTTCCCGACTTCGACCGATCTTCAGGAACTGGATGTGATCTGGTTCGGGGCCAACAAGTACCTTGTTGAGGATCCACACCGGACCCCCTCCGGAATACTGAGCGCCCGCTGCACGAAGTTGGAGTTCGCTCCGGCCAACTCCACGGTTTACACCAGGACCTACGACCCCGCCCAGGGCAAGTACACAGCCTCGGCGCCTGCTACAGTGACTTGCTTGAGGGTCCGGTGGCAGAGCATGTATTACTACAACTCGCAGTCCACGGTGAATTACCAGGATGGTGACTGCACTTTGGTGTTCCCAGCTGGTACCACCATCGCCACGAAGGACACCGTGAGCCTTCTGGGCCGCACGTGGAACGTGATGGCTGTGAGTTCTTTGGCAGGCGCTGTGGTTGTGCACGCGAGGACTCCATGACCACCAAAACCGCATTCCGTAACGAATACTTCGAGCACGGAATCGACCTGTGGATGCGCCAGACCCGGCATTTGACGGTTGATGTGTTCAAGGCCTTGGTCAAGGATGCGTTCTACCGACTCCTGCGCAACACTCCGCAGTGGTCCGGTCAGGCTGTGGCCAACTGGAAAATCTCCCTCAATGCGGAGTCTCCCTCTTTCGATCCGACCCTGGGGGATGAGCCGACAATGCAGCACGTGGTCGTTGGGGACCAGTCACACGGAATCGTGTTCCAGGGTGTGCGGCAAAAGGGCGACGAGCGTTGGATGCGCTACGCACGCGCCCAGGCCAAGCCGGTCATCGACAGCATCCACTATCGGGATCGCGTCTACATCAGCAACGCTGTGCTGGGCGACATCGACATCTGGAAAAAAGGCGAGCACGAGCACGCTGGGGAGCGCAACTTCGCATACCTCGCCGCCATGCACCAACAAGGCAGCCCTTGGTACCAGAGCTTGCGTGCAGCGAATAAGCCTTTTGAGACTGTCGAGGAGTCCATCATGTTGACGAACGCCAAGTTCGCCCGTGTCCACGGTGCTCACGCGGCGGTGGGCGTATCGGAGTTGATCACAGAATGACCTCCAAAGAATTTCGCGCACTGGTGTTTCAGATGTTTGTGGACTGGCAGACAGCGGATTACCCCACCCTGCCCATCATTTACGAGAACGGCCCTGTACCTGACGAGGAGAGCATCGGGGCCATCTGGCTGGATGTCGAGATTCGCTGGCACGGTGCCAATATATCCACCTTGGGCGCCCAGCCGCGCACACGCATGTCGGGAAGTATCTCCGCCATGTGCTACCACCGTCAGGCGAGTGGCACCGATGAACCAGACTCGATTGTTGACTCCCTGACCGCCCTGTTTCAGGCAAAGCGGATTGGGACAGCGGTGACCGACGCCGCGCAACGCAGTGTGCCGACCTTCTTCAATGGTTGGTACAAGACCGGGGTGTACATCCCCTTCACGCTTGATTGACCGGGGGATTTACTTTTTTCCAAACCCCATGCAGCATTCACCATCCTAACCACCTCTCTGGGCGATAAAAATGACAACATACGCTTCCAATGCCTTTGGGCAATTACGCTACATCGCTGAGTCCACTCGGGGCACCATCCCTGGAGCGGGCAATGCCGTGAACCTCCGTCAGGTGGGTTCTACGATGAAGGCCTCCACCTCCACGGTCAAGTCCGAGGAGATCCGTTCTGACCGCTTGTCTACAGGTTCGACACGTACGGACATGAACATCGACGGAGGTTTCAATTTTGAAATGTCCGCGAAGGAATACGATCCATTCTTGTGCAACTTGCTGGGCCAGTCGGCATTTACGCACTATGGAACCAGCGGCATCGGATCTACTTTCACAGCAACGACTACAGCTACGACGATCACTGCAGCCGTAGCCCCTACGACAACCTCGGCTTTCAACACCAACTTGGCCAGCGGGTCCTGGATCAAGTTGGTACCTCCGTCTGGGGCATCTGCGTCTGTAAAAGCATACTTCGCTGACGCATGGTTCAAGGTTTCAGGTACACCCACGTCGACGGTCATTACGCTGGATGCAGCGACACCCATCGTTGCCCCTGGAATTGTCACGGCTGTGGCAGGCTATGCAGTCTCCCAGTCATCCATTGTCAACGGCAACACCTTCGGCTCCTTCAGCATGGAGTACGCTCTGACTGACGTGAGCCAGTTCCTGACGTTCACAGGGATGCAGGTCAACGACTTCAACCTGGACTTGAGTGTCGGTTCAATCATCAAAGGTGACTTCAGCTTCATCGGACAAGGGCACACGATCCAAGGCACATCCTTGTTACCTAATCCTGGAACCCCGGTAGCCAGCCAGACGTTCGAAGTGATGAACAGCGTGGCCGACGTCGGCGCGATCTACGAGAACGGCACCAGTGTGCTGGGCGCCAACTCGTTCATCAAATCGCTGAAGCTGTCTGTGAAGAACAACGCCCGTGGCCTGAAGGCCATCGGCACGTTCGGCAACATCAGTGTGTCTTTGGGCGAGTTGGCCTTGAGCGGCTCGATGGAAGTCTACCTGCAGGACGCCACTTACTACTCCAAGTGGCTCAATGGCACCAACACAACCCTGTCACTCGGCATGGCGGACTCCGCTGGCAACGGTTACATGTTCGATCTCGACAAGGTCACGTTCAGTGACGTGTCCACGAACATGTCCGGTCGTAACGATGTGATGCTGACCATTCCGTTTGATGCGTTCTACAGCCCGACCACAGGTCGTGGTATCCGCATCACACGCGGCGTGGTTGCGTAAGAATCCAAAGGTGGCACAGACCACCTTGGTACGAAGGGTGCCGCTGGCACCCCTGTTTTAGCCCCTTAGAAGAAAAATAACATGGACATATTTTCTAGCTTTGCGACCGATGAAGTCGCTGAATCCGAAGGCCGTTGGTTCCCGCTCGACAAGACCGCCAAGGTCTTGGTCGCCCGTGCAGGTAACCCCAACTACCTCAAAGCCCTGCGCCAAAAGATGCGCGACAACCAAATCGACACAGAAGACACCAGTGACGAGAACGACAAACTCGTGACGAGCCTGATCGTCGAGACCATGGCCGAAACCGTTCTGCTTGGTTGGAGCGGTGACGTCAAATTTAAGGGTCAGCCCATGGAGTACAGCCGTGCAAATGCCATCACGCTGTTGTCGTTGAAGGGCTTCCGCAAGCGCATCTCCGACATCGCTGACAAGGCCGAATCCTTCCGTATCAAGGAAGAGGAAGCCCAGGGAAACGACTAAGCGCCGACCTTGACTGGAACCTCAAGTGGGGTTCCTCTGTCGAGGCTTTCAAGGCGCGGAAGAAGAGGACAGGGGTCACTCCGCGACCCCTGCTTGAACGCCCCAAACTTCAGGTAAGAGACCTCCGTTACAGGGAGGCTTTTTTCACCCTGTCCGCAGCTCGCTCACAGAACATGGGCGGGCCGAACCCCATTGCAGTGGCTGAATTTCATGCCTTGATGATGATATGGGGGATTGCGTCCAGCGCAGAAATGGCTAAATATCTGCGTTTGATTCAGATATTGGATCAAACCTACCTGAAACACTGCGCGGAGCAATCCAAAGCGGCCAATAAGAACAACTAATATGGCTGACCTCATTCTTAACGTATCGGCGCCGGGAGCCTCAGAGACACTTGACAAGCTCGAGAGTTCTCTCGGGGTCGTCAAGTCTGCTGCGTCGGGACTCACCACTGCGCTGGGTAAGCTGGAGGAGGCCGCCCCTAAGAAGCTGAAACCCGCCTTCAGCGAGGCCGCCACGGCAATGAAGGAGTTGGAGCGCGGGTTTACGGAGATGGACAAGGCCTTTGCCGATTTCCGCCCCAAGGTTAAGGAGGCGGAAGGTGCTCTGAAGGGCATGGCGGATACCGCGAAGACGACTGGCCAGACCATCAAGAAAGACCTCGGTGATGCCTTCAGCGGAGTCGCTGGGGTGATGGCGAAGTCAGCGAGCGACATGGAAGGCTCCCAGGAGAAGGTGCAGCAGTCCGTTCGGCGTACAGCAACGGCTGTGAAAGAATCATTTGCAGCCTACGATGCATTGGGGATGAAGATCGCCACCATGTCGTCTTCGATGGGGGCTGCCGCTGGAGGGTTCAACACCTCGATAGAAACTCAGGAGAGGTTACGAGCATCTATCCAGCGCACCACTGCTGTGATGGCTACCCAAAGTGCGGCTTATGACGCTCTGGGTGTCAAGCTGTCCAGTGCGGCATCGGCATCGGCAGCGGGGTCTATAGCTAAGAACAGACGCAACATAGATTACCGAGCCGAATACTGGTTGGGTCCCGACAAATATGCGTCTGGACCTCTTGCGAACGCCAACTCTATGGGTGCTACGTCAGCTGATGATGCCCGATTCAGCAACTTTCTCTTGCAGTCGAGGGAGATGCAGGCAGCTCGTGAGGCAGACATGGAGGCGATGCGCAAGTATTACCAGAAGGAAGAAGAGGTAGCCCTGGCTGCAACCAAAACATTGGCCGAAGCCGAAAAATTACGACTCAGCAATTTCCTCCTTGCATCGAAGGAGAAGGAGTCGGCCTATGCGCAGGACATGGCTGCGTTGAAAAAGTATTACCAGGAGGAGGAGGCACTGTCAGCGAAACGGTTGAATGACTCCGTGGCTAGGTTCAAGGCTCTCGAAGCTGAGTCGGCGCGTTCAGCAGCACTGGCAGCCAACTTGGCTAAGAACCCGACAAAGCTCTCATACTCAACTGGAGCGTACTCGTCCATCCAAGGTTCAAACATCGGCACCGTCATTGGTGACTCCAGCCCAGCCAACGGGCTGGCATCAGCCATAGACAACCTGAAGGACTCCCATAAAAACCTCGCCTCTGCAAAAGCAGCCACAGCAGATGCGTCTGGCAAAGTAGGTACGGCATTCAAAATTCTTGAGGACCAGTCGAAAAACCTGCACTCAGCATTCAGGGGCCTTGCATCAGGGTTCGACGCCATGTGGTTGTCCTGGGGAAACATTCTCCCTCTGCTTGCGGGTGCTGCACTCTCACACGCCATCGTCGAGGTGGTAAAGGGCGGTGCGGAGCTGGAGTACCAACTGAAGTTCGTCTCCGAGCTGACCAGCGGAGCCAAGATATCCGTGGAAGCGTTCTCTGAAGCCATGCGCGGATCCATGATGTCCTCGGAGGAAGGTGCAAAGGGTCTAAGGGCACTGGCTCAGGCAGGCTTGGATACCACGCAGGCTTTGGCCATTCTTCCAGATGTGATGAACCTTGCTGTGGTTGGTGAGATGACCATGTCTCAGGCTGCATTGGCTGCCACGGGCATCATGCACGCATTCAACTTGCAGATCTATGACATGGGGCATGTGACAGATGTTCTGACCAAGGCCGCTGCCAGTTCGAACATTTCCGTTGTAGACATGGTCGAGTCCATGAAGACTGCATCTGTTGTCGCAGATCAGTACCACCTGAAAATCGAGGAGGTTAGCTCCGCACTTGCAGTCCTGGGTAAGCGCAACATTAAGGGTTCCGCAGGAGGTACTGCGGTAAAAACGATGGTAGACGACTTGGCGGCACCGACAGCCAAAGCTCAGGCCATCATGGAGAAGTTGAATCTCAGTGTATATGACGCCACGGGCAATCTGGTGTCGATGCATGAGATGGTCAAGCGTGTTGACGCGGCCTTGACAGGACTGTCTGAAAAGTCCCGCAACGAGGCTTTGTTGGGGATATTCGAGAAGCGTGCGGCTAAAGGTATCGCAGCCTTGATGGAGGATTACTCCTTATTCACGTCTCAGATTGCTGAGTTCGAAGATAAGGCCAAGGGGTTTGCGGATAACGTTCGTCAGTCCCTTGGATCCACCGTAAGCGGGCAGACGAAGCAAGCGGCCAACGAGATGAGTCTCGCGTTCGATGGGGCGTTCGAGCACACAGCAGACAGCTGGTTCAATCTTGTGTCGAAGTTCCGCGATGGGGTCAAGTCTGACACATTCAAAGCATTGGTGGAAGACCTGAGTAGAGTGACTCTTGGCATCATCAACAATGCTGATGTCATAGGGGGTGCGCTACTGGTTTATGCGGCATGGCCAAGAACGCTCGCTCTGGTCACATCTGGGTATGAGGCCCTCAAGCTGAGTATGATGGCCACGGAGGCTGTCTCGGTGGCCAGTTCTGTGGCAATGTCTGCGTCAATCACAGGTACTGCTGCATCAGCGAATTCGCTGGCTGCCGCCAAGACTGCTGCAGCTACTGCCGCCAATGAGGCTGCAGTTGCTTCCACTGCGTTCGGAGCAGCCCTGAGTCGAATCCTGTGGCCACTGGCAATCATGGGGGCCGTTGTCGGGGCCTATGTCCTACTCAGGGACAGCATTGTCGATACAACAGAAGCTGCTGAGCGTGAACACCGTACAACCAACGATGTAAACGAGGCCCTTGAGCGGCAGATTGAGAATTTGAAGCGGGACGCAGCTGCTCTTAACTATGCTGCCCAGGCAGGGCTGAGTTATGACGAGGCACTCAGGAAGATCAATGGATCGGCCAAACAAGCAAGCGCATCCACGGCCAAAGTTGGGCTGCAGCTTGCGGAGCAAGACTTAGAGAAGGTCAAGTCGGCAACCCCTGGGTGGGTAAAGTCTTACGTGGATTCAGGAGGCCTTGTCAGTAGGTTTGATCCTGATCCCGTAGTTGAGTATAAAGAGGCGTTGGATGCTGTAGCTTTAGCCAGACAGAGGCTCTCCGACGCGGAAAGGTCCGCAGATACTACAGAGGCTTTCAACAAACAGTCCCGAGAAACTGATGTCCTCAAGGACCGTGAACGTCTGCTGACCCAAACCCAAAAGCTGTATGCGGACGTCCGCAAGGCTGATAAAAAGTCAGGTAAGGATAGCGACGGATTGTTGGGTGAGATTGAGGGATTAAAAGGCAGCCTTAGACAGCTTGGGGCTTCAGATTACGACATCCTCCTGTATCTTGGTCAGGATCTGGACAAGTTGAAGGAGAAGTTTCAAGGCACGTTGTCATCTGTTTCGTTTGGCAAAGACAAGAAAGTCCCCAGAGAACAGTTCGACAACACTCTCACCACCATCAAGAGTGAGTTGGCTGAACGTGAGCGTGCCATCAAGGAGTCCTACGACAACGAGATGAAGTTACTCGACTTGCGCCACAAGGGCAAGTTGGACTCCGACGCTACCTTCATGCTGGAGTCGTTGCAGAAGACTGCAGAGTTTGAGCGCGAGCGCAATCAGGTGCGTGACGAAGAGTCCATCAAGTACGAGACGGATTATCGGGAGAGGCTTGCCCGCATTGAGGCTATGCCGGACAGCCTGACCAAGACCAACCAGAAAAGCTCCCTCGACAACGACTACATCAGGTATTTCGACTCACTTGCCGCCTCTCGCAAGAGGGATGCAGACGCCGAGCGTGTTCGCTTGGAGACCATTTCCATCTCCCTTGAGACGGAGAACAAGAAGGTGTCAGACTCGGTAGACACCTACATCGACAAGATGAACGCTAAGACGGCTGCCGAGGCTGCGATGCAGGATGCGCGTCGTGCAGTTGCTGGACAGTCAGCGGAGGTCGTTGCTGCGTTCGAGGCAGAGACTGCAGCACGCTCGGCTGGAAACTCAGAACTCCAGAAGTGGCTTGATGAGATGGGTAAGGTAGAGGCCAGCCTTACTGAACTTACAGACAAACTTGAGAAGAAGTCTGCCGCAGGTGTCAAGCTATCTATGGATGAGCGCGAGGCCCTGATGGACTTGATCGAGAAGTATCAGGTGTTGAAGAACGCTGTTGGCAAGGTCTCGGAAGCCAATGAAGCCAACGCCAAGACTGCATCTGTAAACGCTTACGCCAAGTCCATCAACGATCAGACCGACAAATTGGCGAAGGACATCACGAAGACCCTTGCAGACGGGATCATGTCGGCAGGTAAAGACGGCGGAGCAGGCTTACGCAAGGCCATCGAGGATGTCCTGATAACCCGCCCATTCCGCATCGTTGTCGAGGCGGTGCTGCAGCCCATCTCCAACTCCATTGCCCAGGGCATCATGGGACAGAGTATTGGGGCGGGTGCAGCCGGTGCGGCAGGGCTACAGACGGTGTTGAATGGCGCGGCATTGGCTGTGAGCAGTTTTGGTAATGCCGCGATGGAGACTGCAGCAGGTGTTGCAGGCTTCTCGGCTGAACTCAGTTCGCTGTCGTTTACTGAAGCCGTGTCCGCTGGGATAGCGGAGGTTTCTGCTGGCAGTTACGCAGCAGGTGCAGGGATGATGGCAGGGGCAGCAATGCCCTATGTCGCCGCAGCCATTGCCGCCAAATCCCTGTTCGATTCGATGCAGGGCAGCGTCACTCCTACTGGCACCTACCTGTACGGTGGCAACACCTCCAACGGATACAAGTGGGGAGGTCGTCAAGACTTCGCCCAGTCCGGTGGGTTGTTCGGCGGTGGCGACACCAAGAACTCGAGCTGGTTCGACCCGCAGCCAGCGGTGGCCCAGTACATGAGTGCAGTAGGGGCCTCCGTAATCACCAGCGTCAAAGACTGGGCCAAAGCCATCGGCCTATCCGCCGACGCTGTGGACAGCTACAACAAGCAGATCGAAGTGTCCATCGGAGGCTTGGACGCCAAAGGGATGAAAGAGGCCATCGACAAGGCTTTTGCCGGGATGGCGGACGACATCGCCCAGGTCAACTTCGGAGACTTTTTGCTGCCACTGGCGAAAGAGGGTGAAACCTTGGGCGCCACATTGCAGCGCCTGGGCACTGACTTGACGACTGTCAACAAGGCTATGGAGACCTTGCAGCAGCCGCTGTACGACATCTCCATCGAGGGTGCCAGAGCTGCCGGAACCCTGTTGACGTCAGTCGGTGGGATCGACAAGTTCAACTCCCTGGTGAATGACCTGTTGACAGTGAACAAGGCTCTGGAGGCGATGGGCGCTGCGGCCCTGCCAGTGTCTATGCAGGGTTCTGCGGTTGCCGAGGAGCTGATCCAGGTCGCAGGTGGACTCGACAAATTCAGCTCGTCCACAGCGCAGTATTACCAGGACATGTACACGGCCACGGAGCGGGCATCTGTGTCGAGCGGAATCATCGACAAGGCTTTTTCCGATCTCGGTCAATCGACCCCGAAGACGAAGGACGAGTTCCGAAAACTCGTGGAGGCGCAGGACTTGACAACCGCAGCTGGGCGCAGAATGGCACTGTCCATCATTGCGTTGGAGCCAGCGTTTTTATCCGTGATGACTGCTGCAGACGATGCCAGGAAAGCAGCTTTGGCTGATGTAGGTGTGGACAAGGGAGGTCTTACCGACATCGTCAAGAAGGGCTTGATGAGTGGCAACCTGAAGGGTGTCGGTACAGAGTTTACTGACAAACTCTTGCAGGGTGTCCAGGACAATCTATACGGCAAGGTTGCCGATAGCATCGTCAATTCGATCACAGGGAACATGATCGGGCCGATCATCGACTCGATAGTTAAAGGGGAGCCGCTGGACAAGGCGCTTGCCAGTATCTCCCTGGACAACGTCAAGACACAGTACCAGGAGACTGTTGACAACATCGCAGGCATCTTTAATAACGCACAGGTCACATCAGGGATAGGCCAGTTACGCAGCGCGATTGTTGACCTGTTCAACGTACCAGTCCTGAAGATCGACCTCGGTCCTACCCAAACAGCGGCCAACAGTTTGACCATCGGCGGCGACGTCAGCAACAACGCCGAGGGCGGGTACATCACAGGCCCAGGGTCCTCAACAAGCGACAGCATCCCGGCGATGTTGAGCAACGGCGAGTTCGTCGTCAAGGCCAGCAGCGTGGCGAAGTACGGGCGTGGATTCTTGGACGCTGTGAATGCCGGGGCGCTGAGGAACACAGTCCACAGAAAAGATGGCGACCCACCATCCACAATGGTCGGCCAGATGAGTGCCGATGACGACACTGCGAAGATGTTGGCGCTAATGTATGGGTTTGTCAATAACGTTGCTCAGAGCGGGTATTGGCAGGCTGGGCTAATTGCGGATAGCGGCGCTATTGACGTCAGCAGCGTGGAGAAAGATTCTGCAACCACGTACGTCGAAGTCCTGAAAGCCTTGGGGGAGACCTTCACCGCCACCACGTTGGAGTTGGAAGCTGCGACGAAGGGATTCGACAATAACCATAAGGCACTGTACCGCGAGACAGAGGCTGGAAAAGAACTTATAGCCATACGCGAGCGCTTAACTCAGGTGACAAAGGACTCCTCCGCAATCGAGATGGAAATGCTCAGGGCGCGTGGGGACTCTAGAGGTGCCGCTGTGATGCAGCGCACGATAGACCTGCAAGATGTCCTCGCCAAAAAAACTGCCGCTCAAGGGCGGTTGAGTTACTCGGACTTTGCTGAGAGCGAGAATACGAAGGCCGTTAAGGAGGGGAAACCTCTACTTCCTGTACTCACTGAGCGTGAGAAGTCTTATCAAACGCAGATCGTTGCATCTGCAGATGCAATCATCGGTCAGTATGATAAAAACGCGAAAGCCAAGTCGGATATCGCAATCATGGCGGCCCAAGACGCCGCCACGAAGAAGTACCTGGATGCCACCCAGAAGGTCACCGACGCCCAGAAGGCATACGCGACAGCGCTGAACTCCTCGATCAAGAGCCTGAAGGACTTCCTTGCCAGCCTGGACACTAAGGCCACGAGTGGCAACAACCTGACAACGTTGAGGGCGACATTCTTCGACTTGTCGAACCGTGCGGCATCTGGAGACACGTCCGCATACGACAAATTGGCCCCGGCAGCCAAGGCCATGCTCGACGCGAGTGAGAAGTACAGCCGCACCCTGCAGGAATACCGGCGTGATGAGGCCGCAGTGCGCACAGCCGTATCGAATGTGATCGGCAAGGCTGAGGAGCAACTCGCCACGCTGCCCTCGGATGTAGCCCTGGCCGCAGACCCTATCAAAGACGCATGGAAGGCCCTGCAGAAGGCCACAAACGAGCAAACCAATGCCAGCATACTCATGGCTGCCATGGGAACAGATCGTGCCGCCAGTGAGGCCCGAATCAAAGCTGCTGAAGACGGCCTCGCCAAGCAATACGAAGAGGCGATTGCCAACAGCCCTGACTACGAGGCACTGAAGAAGGCGTTCGAAGGGAAGACCCAAGACTTGATCACCAAGAAGTTCATGCCAGACTATGACGAAGTCTTCGGGTTCCTGAAGACCAAAGTCCCCGAACTCGACCTTGCACTGACGTTCGAACAATGGTTGAACACAGCCTTCCCACTTACTGTCAAAGACCCAGAGGTTGACATTGCTCTTACTCTGGAGCAGTGGTTAAGCAAGGCTGTGCCTGTAACCGTCAAAGACCCAGAGGTTGACATCGCTTTGACGTTCAGCCAGTGGCTGGACAAGGTGTGGCCGGTTGAACCTCTGCCCAAGGAAACTGACATTGCGCTCATGTTCGACACCCAGGTGAAAGCGGTGTTGCCAACAGATGTCGCTGGCCCTAAGTTTGTTCTGTCTGACATAGTGGCAGACCGAGTGAAGAATGACGTCCTCACCGACAACTTTGCAGGTGCAGCATTCAATCTGTCATCAATTGCAACGGATCGCATAAAAGGCGACATCCTTTCGGACGAGTTCGCAGGTAAGTCCTTCAACTTGTCATCAATTGCAACGGATCGCATAAAAGGCGACATCCTTTCGGACGAGTTCGCAGGTAAGTCCTTCAACTTGTCATCAATTGCAACGGATCGCATAAAAGGCGACATCCTTTCGGACGAGTTCGCAGGTAAGTCCTTCAACTTGTCATCAATTGCCACAGACCGAGTAAAGAAGGACATCCTTTCGGACGAGTTCGCAGGTAAGTCCTTCAACTTGTCATCAATTGCCACAGACCGAGTAAAGAAGGATGTCCTAACGGACAACTTTGCAGGCCCTGCCTTCAGCTTGGCCAACGTGGCGGCTACGAAGGTCAATGAAATACTTCCTGTAGGTATGGCAGGTGCCAGCTTCAATGCTGCCCAGATGATGCAGACGGCGATTGACAGGGCCATCTCCAGTTCCTCAGCATCCGTTACCAGTGCTTTGACCGCCAGTGTTACTGCAGCAAGTTCTGCAGCAATCAGTTCAGCTCCCAGCACCTCCGGTTATGTTGACCGGGCGCGACTGGATGCGATCAATACGATGAACGCTCGGATCGCCGCAGCGGGAGGGACAACGTTCTTCGACGCATCGGGGAATCCCACAAATGTTCGCCAAACATTCGCCAAGGGAACCAGTTACGTCCCCTACGACATGACTGCCAACATCCACCAAGGCGAGGAGATCACACCCCGCCCCTACGTCGATGCGCAGCGCAATGACCGCAACCAGACCAATGCCCTCCTGGCACAGCTCATTGCCCGTAATGACGCATTGCTTGCCGAGATCGCCCAGTTACGTGCGCCCGCCAAGGAAAGTGCTGAAAGCAACAAGCGCATCGCAAACACCTTGACCAGGGTGACCCGCGACGGCAACGCCCTCCTGACCACACCAGCCTAAACGACTATGCGTGTTACACCACCAGTACCCATCACATCGTTGAACCTGATCAGCTGCAGCGCGACTGATATTCACGCCCCGGCAGCCTACAGCGCCGGGACAACCTACGCCGTTGGGGCAATCGTGAGCGTGGCAGCCGACTACGCCATCTACGAGAGCCTGCAGTCAGGTAACCTGGGCAAAACCCCAAGCTCGGAACCCCTGTGGTGGAAGCAAGTAGGCTACACAGAGACGCTCTGGTCTAGCGGCACCACCTACCCCCTGGGGGCGACGTGCTCGGGCAGCAATGGCCGCATTTATGAGTCCCTGCAGGCGGGCAATTTGAACCATGCCTTGCCGGTGCTCCCAGCAACTGTCAATGCATGGTGGCAGGACATGGCCCCGACCAATCGTTGGGCGGCATTCGACTCAGCCAGCAACACGCAAACTGTCTGGACATCCCCTTACACGGCAGTGTTCAGGCCTGGGATGCGTGTCAACACCCTTGGGATTACGGGGATGGTGGCGGACAGTGTGACCATCGTTGGTACCAGTGTATTCGGGGGAGGTGTTGTTTATCCGAGTGACTATGCGACCAACGGCCCCAAGGTTGTGGACCTCATCATCCGTAACGTGAACGACCACTACGATTTTGCGTTCGAACCCTTTGCGCTGCAACCTTCGGTAGCCTTTTTCGACATCCCGCCGTACAGCGATATCGAGTTCACCGTAACACTTACCCGCTCGGTTGGCAACATCAAGGTCGGCGCCATCATCGTCGGCACCTACACCTATCTGGGTGAGGTTGAGTACGGGGCGCGTGGAGATGCCCTGAACTTCTCCACCATTGATCGAGACCTTTATGGCAACGCCACTCTTGTCCCACGCAGGAGCGTACCTAAAGTCACAGCGAGCTTGAACCTACCCAGTGCTCGTGTCAACAAGGTGCGGGCGGCCCGAACCAACCTTAACGCAGTTCCTGCTTTGTGGACTGGACTGGATGACGGTGACAGCAACTGGTTCGACATGCTCTTGGTGATGGGTGTGTACAAGACCTTCGAGATCACCGCCGAGTCCTACTCAAACGCAAAAATCAACCTGGAAATCGAGGAAATCTAAAAATGCCAATTCCATTATTCACTGTAGTCCCAAGCACGAGCAACCCGCTGACGTTCGCGGCGGATATGGACTCCTTACTGTCCCAACTCAACCCGTGGACAACAGCGTTAAACGAAAAAGGCAGCGCCTTCGCAGCGAGTGTGTCAGGAACCAGCACGACCAGCGTCCTGGTCGGCACCGGCTCCAAATCCCTCACAGTGCAGTCAGGACTTGGGTTCGTTCCTGGGATGGACGTGGTGATCGCCTATACCACGACACCGACAACCAGAATGCTGTGCACGGTCACAAGCTACAACTCCACGACCGGGGCGCTGGTGGTGAGTTCCTACAGTGCCACAGGCTCTGGCACCTACACTGCCTGGACTGTCAGCTTCACCAGTGCGGTGGACCCGGTGCAGTTTGTCACCCCCACAGGGTCACAGACACTGACGAATAAGACACTCACCGCACCGGCTATCAGCGACGCCACTCTGAGTGGAACCAACACCGCCCCAACCGCTGCGGCGGGTACCAACACCACGCAGCTGGCTACCACAGCACACGTGTTCGCTGAACGTACAAACACGGCGACGCTGACGTCCAAAACGATAAACCTTGCAAGCAACACCTTGACCGGCACGTTAGCGCAGTTCAACGCAGCGGTGAGCGATGCGGATCTGGCCTCTCTCGCAGGTGTGGAGACGCTGACGAACAAGACGATCAACCTGACAAGCAACACCTTGACAGGCACCTTGGCGCAGTTCAATACTGCAGTGAGCGACGCGGATTTCGCATCCCTGGCGGGGTCAGAAACCCTGACCAATAAGACCCTGACGACGCCTGTCATCACCTTCACAAATAATGCGGCGGTGTCGGCTGCCGGTACTACGCAGGGAACGGCCACGGCGCTGACTGTGGACTACAACAACGTCACGACAGTAGCAGCAAGTGCCGGAGTTGTGTTGCCAGTGGCTTCAGGTGCCGGTCGCAAGATTACTGTCAAGAATAATGGAGCCAATCCCTTAACAGTTTACCCACCGTCCACTGGGGCCATAGATGCTCTGGGGACTAACGTTGGCCTGATTCTGCCTGTAGGTTCTGTAGAGGTCTTTCTCTACACCAGCACGGTCAACATGCAGACCCTGGAGGGGAGTCAGACCAACGTGACTCTTACAGGGTTACAAACACTTACGAACAAGTCGCTGACGACTCCGGGACTTACCTTTACCAACAGCACCGCTGTGTCGGCTGCTGGTACGACTCAAGGCACCGCCACAGTGCTGACACTGGACTACAACAATGTCACGACGGTGGCTGCCAATTCTGGTGTGACGTTGCCTATATCGGCAGCAGGGCGGCTAGTGACAGTAAAGAACAATGGAGCCAATCCTTTAACAGTCTACCCTCCTTCGGGCGGACAGATCGAGGCCTTTGGCGTGAACGCGGGTATCCTCGTAGAGGTCGGAGAAGCTGAGGCGTTTAGCTATACCAGCACGATCAACATGTATCTGACTGGTCGAAAAGCAGGCAGAGTCAAAATGACCGCCACTGGTGCCATCAGTTCTGGTCAGGTTGTGGTGCTCAATAATGACAGCACCGTATCCGCAGTCGGATACTCGCTGTCCGCCGGCACGCTTGGAGCGGAGCAGACTTTCAGCGCGATCAACGCTACCACGGTCAACAAGATCGTAGAAGTTCCCGGCACAGGCAAGTTCTTGATCTTCTACAACGGGACATCTGTTGTGTGTGCCACAGTGGACCCTGTAACATCCACTACGACGTTCGGCACCCCAGTAACAACAGGGGCGTGGGGTTCATATATGGATGCCTGCTGGTACCCGACAGACTCACAGGCAGTGGTGGCCTATAACAACGCGGGCGCGTTGACTGCAGTGACCATCAGCCTGTCTGGAACCACTGTGACGATAAACACTCCTGTCAGTGCAGGGGCGGCCTCCATGGTGAACAACTACCCACCCTGTATGGCGTACAACACGCAGCAGAATCGCGTCTGTGTGGCTTATTACAACGCTGGTGGGGGTATGGTGCGGGTTCTGACCATTGCTGCGGGGGTCATAACGTGGCAGTCAGCGTACAGCCTTGGCGGGAACTATGTGTACGGGATTGCGGAGAACCCCGGCACGTCTGTGATGTTGGTCTTGTACTGTGTTTCCGGATACGCCTACGCTTCCGCAGTTACTGTGAATGCCAACGTCTGTACGATTGGTTCGGCTTCCACTCCCAGCGCAACGTTGGGGACAAATACCTACCCCAGCCCCATTATCTACTCTCAGGTAGATAGTAAATTCGTAGCTTTGCTCCGGGAGGCAAATAGCACAGCGAGGTACGCTGTGCTGTCTGTCAGTGGCACCACCGTGACATGGAATAAGTCCCCTGTCGTACTCCCTACCGGGTACGCCGCCGCCAACACAGCCGATGCCTACCTGACCTATGACGGGTCGAACGGCAAGATCATCCTGTTCTCGCAGGACAACTCGGTCAACAAGTACGCGCAGGTCGCTGCCTGCACCCTGAACGTCAGCAGCACACTGGTAGCAGGCACTCCTGTCGTTGTCAACGTCACCACGAGCTACACGTTGTGCTGTGCCTACAGCAATACGAACAGCAAGCTGCTCCTTGGATTCCAGGACGCTGGTGACTCCAACTACGGCCACACCCGTGTCTGGGACAGCGGGGACTCGGTCACCAATGCCAACAACTGGATCGGCATCGCCAGTGCGGCCATCAGCAACGGGGCGAGCGGGTACATCGACGTCATTGGAGGCGTCAGCAACGCAGTCTCTGGCCTTACCCCTGGCTACACCTATTTCATTGATGACACCGGGGCACTGCAGCAATCAGGGTCGCGCATCATAGGCCGCGCCATCACCGCCACCAAGTTACAAATCACAGGAGCCGCATAATGCAAGTCGTCATCCACACTGCCACAAAGCACGCCGTACTCCTCTTCAATGCCTCGCAGGCGGTCGCCATCACCGATGCGGGTTTGATCGGGTCCGTACAATGCCCGGACATCACCCAGGCCGAGTACCACATCGAGGACGTCCCTGACAATCCTGATTGGGTCCCAGGGGCCTGGGCCGTTGACAACGGGGCCTGGGTTGTTGTTGACCAAGCCAAAATCGACGCGCTCCAGGCACCTCTGCCGGAGGTGGTCCCTGAGTTCGTGCCCATGCGCCAAGCACGGCTTGCACTGTTGGGCGCCGGGTTGCTGTCGAGTATTGACACAGTCATCGCGGCTATGCCGGAGCCGCAGAAGAGCGAGGCCTTGATCGAGTGGGAGTACGCCAGTGAAGTGTGGCGCAACAAGGCGTTCGTGATAGGTCTTGCTGATTCCCTCGGGCTCACGTCGGAACAGATCGACGCCTTGTTCATCGCGGCGAGCAAGCTCTGATGTAGGGGATTGACTACCACACAGTTACCCCTCTATATTCCCCTGTGATGGTGGCCTACTCCCGGCCACTGCGGAACCTAATAACAACAAAAATGTCCGCCGCCCTACAAAATTTAACAATCGAGCAAGGTGCCACGTGGTCGCACAGCTTTGTCGTGTACCAGCCAGCCCCGGTGGATACCCCCATCGAGAGCTTGGTCGTCGAGAATCTCACCGGGTACACCTCCCGTATGCAGGTCCGCAGGACTGCGGAGAGCCCCCATGTCCTGCTTGAGTTGACGACGGAGAATTCCAGGATCGTCATTACCCCGCTGACAGGTCGTTTAGACCTGACGGTAAGCGCTGCCACCACCGCTGCACTCAATTTCGACACTGCCGTGTACGACCTGGAGATAGTCAACGCAGGCGAGGTGACGAAACTTGTGCGTGGGGAGGTGACTCTCGTCGCGGGGGTGACAAGATGAGTGACCCCATCGTCACGGTCGTTTCGCAACCCACTGTGGTGAGGGTGGCGTCCACCGGCGCAACGACATCGTTGATGTCCTCGAGCGCCCCTGTTATTGCTGTGCACGTGGAACAGTCAGTAACCGCTCTGAGGGTCACACCCACCCCTGTGACGCTGCTGACTGCCGAACTCATGGCCCCACCGGGAGCACCAAGCACTCCTACTCGTTACCTTGGAAAGACCCTCGTCTGGGCGCAAGGCGTGCTCAGTGAGGTTCTTCTGTACCTCGACGCAGCCAAGACCCAGCTTGCTGAACGCCGCATCCTCAATCGCACGGGGCAGACGCTCACCAGCATCGTGTTCCGAGATGGCGACGACACCATCACCAAGACCCGCACGCTTGGCTACACATCAGGCGTTCTCACCAGCGTGACGGAGGCATAAATGACCATCTATCAAGTCACCCGAATTGAGGACGGGCGCGATGTTTATCGCTACGCCGCTGACGCGCCGATTGAGTGGGACGGTATGGGGTTCGACACCCACACGCACACGCCGATCACAGACACTGCACCCGCACCGACGCAAGGCCCACGCAGGCTGACGAAACTTGCGTTCATCGGTCGCATCGGTGATGAGTTCGCAGGCATCCTGATCGCTGCAAAAACTAACGTCCAGGTAGAGCTGTTCGTCAGGATGCTCGACTGGGCCACACCTGATCCTGATGGAACAAGCGTTGACTTGGACGATCCACGTGTAGTCACAGCGCTCACCACGCTTGAGTCTGCTGGCTTGCTTGGCACTGGCCGTGCGCAGGAGATTCGGGCATGAGCACACCACGCTACGTAGATCATGGCTGCTATGGTGACTTTGTGGGCACCGGCTCCATCTCTGGAACGACACTGACAATATCTGCCGTCACATCTGGGCAACTTGGGATCGGGTCTGAGCTTTCCGGCACAGGTGTTACTGCCGGTACGGTAATCACAGCATTAGGTACTGGCCTGGGCGGCACCGGAACATACACCGTAGCCTCTCAGACTGTATCGAGCACGACGATCACAGGAAAGTACGGTCAACCTCTTGCTATACCTTATACCTGGGGCGTCCCGCAGGAAGGTGACGGCACGGCCAGTACCGCTGCTACAGCCTCGGCAACTGTCAGCGTCGATATGTCCGGGTGGACATTCTCGTCTGGGTCGTCAACGTTCTCAGTTATGGGCTGTACAGCGCTGACCATTGGGGCAGGTGCAAACAGTGCTACGAATGCACAGTACAGCGCCACATATTCCACCATGCTGGCAAACATCGTCGCGGCGATAAATCTTGCGACGGCCAACACGGTCAACATCCCCGCAGGTTGGACGGCAACACAGGTGCGCAATGCTGTTTACGCACGGGCCAACGGAAATAATTTGGAGTTGATGAGTCGGGTTGGATCAGCATCGCTTAACACTTTGGTCGCGTTGGCGTTCACCAACGTCACAGGATCGTCATCGCAAAGTTGGGCGAATGGGTCGGGTGGTGCATGGGGCTGGTTGTTCAGTCACAGGGCGACGATCTGGCCCAGTGCCATTGCATCTGGTGGCTACGGGGTATGGGCAGCGACAGTTCCTTTTGGTGGTGTCATTGCTGCTGGCGACATAGTAAAGGTGCGATCTGGAAAGACCATCACCTTGGCTACGAACTCAAACGTCGCATGGGTGATGGCAGCGATGGGTTCGGCAGGCTCGCCAGTGCGCTTTGACATTGACGACAGTAGTGTGTGGTCTGATGGAACAGACCCTGTGCTCAAGATCACTGAGGCGCACACCAGCAATTCGACAAAAACATGGTCAGCGCTTGCAACGACATTCGCACACATCGCCGCGAAGCAGTACAGCGGAGGGCAGCGCAATCTGGTACTGGAAGCCACAGGATATGGGCCGACAACAATCACTACGTCTATCCAATACGGCGGGCCTGTCCGGTTTGAAAACGTAGACCTGTACTGCCCTGGAACACCAACGGCATCGCCTGGACCGCAGGCATCTTGCGCTGCTCAGTTTTCCGGGATTACAGCAATATCGACATCCGGCATCAGTACAGTATTTAAAAATTGTCGCATTTTGCAGCCAGGACAAGCCCCGTCTGCTGGTCAGTATGGCCTGATCTATCAGAGTGGAAACAACAATGCCCGTGCCGAGTTTGTCGGGTGTGAGTTTGTGCTGACAGCCGCATCCTCTGCGTGGGCACACACAACTAACCCATTCAACGCATCGGCACAGAATCGAATTCTGCTCGACTCTTGTGTGTTCACAGGGTTTGTAAGTGGTAGCCGGTTGATCTCGTCGTCCGTGCCTGCATGTGCATCCACCCAATCTCTATACGCCCGCAACTGCACCTTCGGTGGCATAACCGTGCTTGGTCCGACATACATGCAACTTGGGACAGGCGATCTTGAAACTGGCGCGGGGGTGTATGTAATCTCTCAGTACGGCAACCGAGAATTTGCAATAGACCGAAACGGCAAGTTTTACGCCGAGTGGCAAGCGGCAAAAGGCAGACCGACACTAAGTGCCCGTCTGCACGATGGTACAACGCCCTGGAGTATCTACGTTACAACGACTGCTACTGCGGCAAACATCGGTAGGCACTCACCCGCAGAACTGCCTCGCATCGGTAAGGGGGTGCCAACGAATGCACAACTCACAGAAGGTGTAAGGACATTCCGCCTGAACTTCCTGCTGGAGTCAAACCTTACGTGGACGAAGCAAGACATTAGCTTGGTGATTGACTACATCGGCACTGACGATGTACCCCGCACGGTCGATACCTATGACCCCGATGCTGGGGCGATCTCAACGGACGGCACATCTACGTGGTCTGCAACGACGTGGAATGGGCAGACGTGGAATCCTAAATACTTCAGTGTCACAACACCTGTTGCTGTCAAGGCTGGCACTGAGGTAGGCATATACGTTCGTGTCCACACGACATGCAGTGCGGATACCCGTGGCGCGATCATTGACCCGGAGATTGTCATCACATGAGCTGCGTCATGTATTTTGACTCTGTTATCGCGCTCGGAGGGACACTTGAGTATCCGTCTATGCGCAGGCCAATCAACGTTGGGCATCTTGTGAGCTTATCGCTTCAAGGGGTTGCAACTGACCCAATTGGCACAACAACACTCACGCTGCAGAACGTTGTCAACGGTTCTGCCATCCAGATCGAGACCCAGGACGGTACAACGACCCGGTACTTTGGTACGTACACGACGGGGGATAGCCCGCTGACGCTCGATGTTTACCAACAAGGGAGTGCTCTGAACAACTTGCGGGTCAAGATTCGCAAAGGTAGTGCGAGCCCGTACTACCAGCCCTACGAAACGCAAGTCACAGCCAGCACGTCACCGATCTCCATTTATGTCTCTCAAATCCCGGATGAATAGCCATGTCGATTAACACAACATTTGCCATAGCCACCAACGGCGCAATAACAGGTCCAGCGTTTGTACCGGGGACTGACACCCGGTTCACCACACTGGAACTGCACCAATTTTTGCAAGACCTCGCTGACGACGCTGCGCCGACTGGCGACGACAACGTCTCCATCCTGGGCGCAAATCCATCGGAACTGGCCGGTAAACGAAACGCTGTGCGCCCCATGGCGTTGACGCTGTTGAACGGTGTCAACATCAACGATGCTGCGTCACATTGGTTCAAGTTCGGGTCCATTGAACAAGGTTCAGGCGCAACCAACGTGCAGTACACAGGTCTGAAAATCCTCGGCTCCCTGGTTGCATCAAGTCCGGTTTACATCTACCAAAACGGCGCGAAGATCACGAAGTATTGGGCCGACTCTGACTCGTCGAACTTTCAGATCCTGGTCAAAGCCAAAGCCAATTCGACTGACACGACGCTGAAGAACATCAGCGTGTTCTCACGCAAGTATGGGCAGACTTACAGCCACTTCGATGTGGACTTGTCCCCTGGTGGTGAGCAAGTAGCGGCACTCTCGACAGCAGTCGATACCAACGTCGACGCAGGCGTGATGACCCCTGTCGTTGCAGCAAGCTACTTCTCCAGCGCGATTGGCGGCACCGCAACCCCAGGCACCCAGAACATCACCCTGGCCTACGGTGACACCACCCAAGACCTTGGCGGTGGCCAGGGAAGCCTGCTGCACAAGGGCACTATCACCCTTGCCAACAGTGTGACACTCGCTGACGTGTATCAAGCTCTTATGTGGGCTTGCTCAGAATCGAGCACGATCACGTTCAACAGCATCCCTGGTTGGCGTTACCGGGTTCTCCCTGGCCAGTCCTACGCGGAAAACATCAGCGCCCCGTTCGGCACATACGCCGGGGGTAAGTGGTTCGTGGCGCAAGGTTGGTGGCTGACCGGCGTACTGTCTGCTGACAGCAAGAATTACCAACTTGTTTCCCACAACGGCACCGTCGAAATTCCACCCTCGACCATTACTGTTGAGGTAGGCGGGCTTGTGTCTGGAGACTATGTGCTGGTGGCGCGAGACAATGCAGGCTCGATAAACGACACCGAATACACCGTCAGCGGATCGAGCGGCGCCACGTCGTTGACTGTCACGGGCCTTGCTGCGGATACTCCCGCATCCGGCGTCGTTCGTATCAATGGCGACAGGTACACATACTCGTCTTGGACGGGCACGATACTATCCGGCATCAGCCCCGCGCTCACGCAGACATATTCCAGCGTACCGGCGTTTATCCCGCTGATTGATGCTGTTGCCTCGGGGGCGACGATCACCAGCGCAGCGATGCAGTTCGATGTTCCGTTCACCTGCCGCTACCGGGTGCGCAATGGTGGGGGCAGCCCGATTGTGCCGTTCGAGAGCACACTGGCTGTTACCAGCACGGGAGGCTCTGGTACGGCAGTACGGACAGCGGACTCCTAACCGATGACCATTTCCTTTGACACCGCCACGCTGACGATAGAGGCAACAGCCTCTATCGCAGACTTGCCTGTTTTCCACGCAGCGCTGCGGGACTGGGAAGACAGTGTCGAAGGCGCAATCTACCCAGTGACACACACCTGGAGGGCGCTGGACCTTGGTGGAGCCTATTTTTATCAGGTAGACCTCATCAACGGCTGGAAACTCAAGTTCCCGACCCCAGGCAACTACACAATCATCGGTAACCTGAACGCGACCATCACCCCTGTTGCCGGGGTCTACATCGAACGCAAGACCAGCGCAGCCTACACCACCACCGCTGTCGGTGGCAGCGGGCCAACCGCTGCGGAGATCGCTGCAGCAGTGCGCTTGGAGCTGACTGCAGAGATGGCCCGCATTGATGTCCCAGTGTCCACCAGAACAACCATTGCCGACATATTCGCTGCAGTATGAACTACATCTTCAACGTCCTCATCGCGCTGGATCGCTTCTTGAACTCTGTTATCGGAGGGCACTACGACGAAACCCTATCCGCATCGGCGTGGTACGGCGAGCAGCAAGGCAAGATTCTCCCAAGATTCTTTAGACCCATCATCGACTTTCTCTTTCTTCCGTTCGAGCGCGATCATTGCAGGAGCGCTTACGAGTCCGAGCGCAACTTCTACAGGAGACCCCGTGCATGAGCTACTTCGATATGCCTTTCATTGACCACTTGCCCGGTGATGCACCCAGGCCTCCAGGCGACGGACACACCCCAGAAACGTGTGACAAGGTTTTAGGCCTACAGGCCCAGGTTGAGGCTGTAAAGGCGCAGCTTGAGGATGCGCACAAAAAGATTGATGTCCTGGAAGCCAAGATTGACTCGAACAACAAAGCCCTGGAAGAGAACACGTCCAAAACAAATGAGATTTTTGAAATCATCCAGATGGGCAAGGGGTTTTTCCGCACGGTCGGCTGGATCGGTGGGGTGTGTTTTCGCGCAGTCGGCTGGATCGGAAAATGGTTGCGTCGCATCGTCATGTGGGTCGTGCCACCTGTAGTGGCAATAATTGGGCTGTGGCATTCGATAAACAACAAGACACCGTGACCATGCACACCAGACGCCACAGCGCGGCGTACCGCGCAGCCAATGCCGTGGTGTTGCTGGCGTTGACAGCGGTTGTGTTTGTAGCAAGGAGACTGCCATGGAAATCACCCTAGCCATGCGCGTGCTTGACGCCATGGCGTCGCAACTTGAGGCGCTGAAAGAGCGGATTGAGATGGCAGAAGCCAGGATAGGAGAGCTGCAGGTGAAGAGTGACTGCCCTTGTCAGACGTGGCGCGAGTACACAAAAACTCCAGGAGGGAAAGATGATTGAAACACTATTGGGTGGATTGCTTGGCGGGGTATTCCGCATCGCCCCGGAGGTCCTGAAGTGGGTTGACCGCAATGGGGACAGATCGCACGAACTTGCCATGCAGGACAAGGCCCTGGAGTTCGAGAAGCTGCGGGGCGCACAGCGCATGGACGAGATCCGCTCCAACGCCGACGCGACTTGGGATACCAACGCCATCGGCGCTTTGCGGGATGCGATCAAGGGCCAGGGCGAAAAGACTGGCGTGAAGTGGGCTGACGCACTGTCGGCCAGCGTGCGCCCGGTAATCACCTACTGGTTCATGGGGATATATTGCGCAGCCAAGGTGGCGGCGTTCTCTGCGGCAGTGCAGTCTGGAATTGGTTGGAGCGCTGCTTCGACTGCGGCATGGACGGAGGCGGACCAAGCCTTGTGGGCCGGGGTGTTGAATTTTTGGTTCCTTGGGCGGGTTTTTGATAAGGTGCGGTGATGGTACCGAAAGCGGCTGTTGACTTGGCCAAGCGCTTCGAGGGCTTTTACTCCCGACCGTACATCTGCCCAGCGGGTTTTTGGACGATTGGTTACGGCCATCTGTGCAAGCCGGATCACCCACCGATTACTCAGGCCCAGGCCGAGGATTACCTCGCCATGGACATGAAAACGGCGCTCGTTGCCACGCTGCGTCTATGCCCGATCCTGGCAGCGGAGCCTGAACGCAGGCTGGCCGCCATCGTTGATTTCACGTTCAACCTGGGCGCCGGACGGTTGCAAACATCGACACTGCGCCGCAAGATCAACGCCAGAGAGTGGGATGCTGTCCCCGGTGAACTGGTGAAGTGGGTCTACGGCGGTGGGAAGGTGCTTCCGGGGCTGGTGGCAAGGCGCAAGGCAGAGATTGCGTTGTTCCAATAGTGAGTCGCGCAGTGAGTCGTGAGTCGAAAGTGAGTCGCCGCTCAATTTTTCCCCAGTAATCTATCCATTGAACTACAGCGAGAATACTGGGAGTATACAGGTTTTTTCCTAATAGCCACCACTGGGGGTACACCACTCCCAAATTTATGTTTTGATACCACTGTGATACAAAAGTGATACAGTATCGAGATGGACCATCATCACCTTTTCAGCAGCGACCTGAGCAACTCTGAAATTTTTAGAGATCACCTCGGATCGGATGTAACTGCCTACATACATGCTCTTGTAACCCACTCAAAGTACAGCAAACGTGACAAAAACGTTTACGTAAGAAAGAGAGAGCACAGCAGGTGGCGACTCATGCTCCGGAGATGTTACGACAGCAACTCACCCAACTACAAGTACTACGGCGCCAAAGGGGTCAAGGTTTGCCAGGAATGGCACGACTTTGAGGCGTTCTACGCTGACATGGGTGTATGCCCTAGTGATTTCCACTCTTTGGATCGGATCGACTCTAACGGGGACTACTCTCCCTCCAACTGTCGATGGGCAACTTCTGATGTGCAGCACGCCAACAGGAATGTTCCGAAAGCCAAGGGTAGCGTATCCTTTGTTGACGGGAAGTGGCGGGCACTTGTTCGCGTAAAGGGCAAGTCGGCAAGCAGAAGGTTTGTTGATAGGTCCGAAGCCGTGGCCTGGGCTGCGGAAAAGGCGGAAGAGTTCGGAGCTTGACGTGGCTAGCATTAGCTTTGTCGCAGGTAAGTGGCGCGTCCTAATTAGGCGCAAGGGCCACGATACTATCTCAAAAAGGTTCGATACAAAGGCAAAAGCGCAGGCCTGGGCAAGAGATATCGAGGGGCAGATCATCTCCGGCACAAGGGCGGCGACAGTGGAGAGCAAGCAGACGATTGGAGACTTGATCAGGCAGTATATCAAGCTCCGTTCGGGCACCCGGCCCATCCTGGACACATCAACGGAGCACTACACCCTCAAGCATTTGAGTCGCTCGCTCGGAGATCGAGTCGCCAGTGAGTTGACAGTCGATGACCTCCTGGGATGGGCGCGAATGCGCAAGGACGAGGGCGCTGGGCCGTTCACTATCAACGGCGACCTGTCCAAGCTCGGTACAGTTCTCCGGTACACCGACGCAACCGCCCTGCCCGTCCTGGCCAATGCTCGTCCAAAATTGAACTACTTGCGTCTGATTGGCGGTGGTGGTGTGCGGGAGCGAAGGCCTGAGCCTGAAGAGGCGCAACTCATTTTTGAGTGGCTGGCAAAGGAGAAGGGGCAGAAATACTCCGACTTCGCCCAGTTCGCCGCTGTCACGGCCATGCGCCGTGGGGAGATCTGCCGAATCCTCTGGACGGACCTGGATGTTCCGAAGAAGCTGGTCTTGATCCGAGACCGTAAAGACCCAAGGAACAAGGTGGGCAATGACCAGTGGGTACCACTGCTTGGGCAGGCCTGGGAGATTGCCCAGCGGCAGCCGAAGGTGGATGACCGGATATTCCCAATTCACCCGCAGACCGTATCCAAGTATTTCACAGAGGCCTGCAAAACACTTGGGATACCGGACCTGCATCTGCATGACCTACGGCACGATGGCATCAGTGCCATGTTCGAGAAAGGGTTTCAGATCCAGGAAGTGGCTCTGGTGTCAGGGCACAAATCCTGGAACATGCTCAAGCGCTATACCAATCTCAAGCCTGAGAGCTTGCACTCTCACGCAGCAAATCAAGATAAGTAGCGAAGTCGCGGTAGTCTGCGTAGCGCTTCCCACCCTCCACGTAAGTCTTGATCTTGAACGTTCCTTGAGATATCTGGTTGTATAGGGTATTCCTTGCGAGGCCCAGAGCCTCTGCAAGTTGGTCAATGTTCAAGCGTGCCCCGTACTTCTCGAATACAAGCACTTCATGTAATAGACTCATTCTGTCCTCCAATCAAAATATGTTGACGCCGGCCTTACGCAGCGTTGACAGCTTCCAGCCCTTTTTCTTCAGGCTGAAGTCCACATCGGGTGGTGGCAGCTTCCCCGTCTGCATCCAGCGCCGAAGGGTCTCCGAGGTCACCTGGAGGATCTCCCGCAAGTCCTGCCGGTAGATGATGCGGTCTTCAGAGTCATCCATTTAAGCTCCCCTTTCGTTGCTCCATCAATTTCAATGCGTTCACATGCAGGACTTTGTGCAACGCCGACTGGGGGAACACCCATTCGGCGCCGTACTTGACTCCTGGCAATTCCCCGCGCTCGGCAAGATCCTCCACCTCGTCGTTGCCACAGATGAGTAGCTCTGCAACATCGTCCACGGTGAGGACTTCATTCATGTCAGTGATGTTGTGCATTTCGTTCCTTTCTGAGTTGTTTTTTCGCCTGACGGATCCCGACAGACTTGACAAGGTTCCGCCGCGCTGTGCGCTCTGGCCCAGAAACGGCGAATGGGACACGTTTAAGGCGCTCGACAAGCCGTTGACTTACCTTGCGACGCTCACGGTACTGCTCCTGGGTTTCAGTGGGCAGTCGCTTTGGGTTATGGATGTTTTCCATGTTTTTCTTCTTCTGAGGAAAATGCGGCCAAAGGCGTGGCCGCTGCGCTTCGGGGTCAATCCCCCAATAGGATCACGTGGTCGGCAACGTCTTGCGAGATGTCCTCGTGAGTAATGAGAATGGCTTGACGGTAGCCACAGGCTGCCAAGAACCCGACCGTGGCAGCCGTGCGGTCGGCATCAGCCGCAGCGCAAGGCTCGTCCAGTAGCAGGAACTGGATGTTCGGCAGGAATGTCCTGACCAGGGCAATGCGAACGGCAAGGCCCAGGATGTCCAGGGTAGACCCCGACAACGACGTTATCGGGTGCCCATCCACCAAGAACCCAGAGGCGTCCTTGGTGACTTCAGACCGAACACCGCGCATCTCGGAGAAGTAGCTGCTGGTTGCAACCAGCACAACCGACCAAAGCTTGTCACTGATCGCAGGTCGACACTGCCGGATACGCTTGAGCAAAGCGTTGTTGAAAGCGAGGTTCTCCAGGGCTTCCTGCGCTTGTTTGAGCGTTGTCTTGCTGCTCTCCACCACCTTGACAGCGGCGTCGTACAGCGCTTGTTCGTCTTGCAAGGCGCGAATAGCGTTAGCCAGCGTCTGCTTGGCGTCCGCCAGATCCCTGGAAACGCCCCGTAAAATCGCACGTGCGGTATCAAGGGCTTCCTGGGTCTTCTCCAGGTCCTGCCTCGGTATCGTGTCAAGTTGTTTCTGCACATCCCGCTTCTGAGCCTGGACCTCGTCACGCTGTGTGAGCAGCAGAGGGATACCGGCGACAGCGTCGTCGTACAGGCGCATACGGCGGCGAATGTCAGCGATCTCCTGGTTCAGAGCCTTGGTGTCGATGGTTGGGGTCGCCACAGATGGTCCCGTCCACTTGAGCACCGGAGGCAACTCGTTGTCAGCAAGCTCACAATAGCCCTTGGCCGTGCGCATGGCGGTCAGCACAGGGGCTGAGTCGCGCTTGATCTGCTCCATAGTGGCCAAGTCCGAAGTCAGTGTCTTCAACAGCACATTCTTATCCGACAACTCCTCCTCAACCCCTGCCAATTCATTACGGACCTTGGCGTTCGCGGCCTCTACTTCTGGCACCCCTGAGAAATCCTTGCCGCAGAATGTGCATGTCCCTTGGACCAGCTTCTGTTTCAACAGGCTCACCTCACCCTTCAGGGTGGCGATGCGGGTCTCGAAAGTTCCCTTCGCAGCCTTCGTCTCCTGGATCTCGTTGTCCAGGGCTTCCATCGACCCCTCGTAGGTTACACCCGTTCCACGCTTGGTGAATCTCTGCACCGTGTCGAATGCCGCCTTGATCTCCTCGGCTTTCTCAGCTGCCTCGATCTGCCGGGTTAGTTCGTCAATCTTCGCCACAGCCCCCTCCACCGGCAGCACCTTGCGCCGATCCTCCAGACGCGCATTGATGGAGTCGATGCTGGAGTCGATCCGCTTCAGGGAGTCGATCAGACCCTCACGTTTCGCCGCCTGCTCCCTGGCTGCGCTGTGCACCTCCTGGGCGTAGGCCTCCTTCAACTCCGCATCATTCAAGCGCTTCGTCAGGTCGGCCACAACCGCTGTCGCTGCTGCGATCTTCGCATGATGCGTCTCAACGTCCACGGGAACGGCGTTGGCCTGGGCCTTGGCCAAGGCGTCCTCGGCTGCCGCTATGCTGGCCTCGATTCCCGCACTGGATCCCAGGCTCAGTTTCTCCTGCATCAACTCGATCAATTCGTCGATCTTGGAGAACTCAGCAAGCCTTTCAATCAACTCGGTCGTGGCCTTGGTGCCTGCCTCCAACGCCCCGCGAATCTCCGACTGAGGGGACAGTGCAAGCCTTGCAGCGGTTGCCGCATCCACACGCAGGAGTTTGGCCACGAAGTTGCTGACCTCGGTCTGCCCCGTGACGATGCCACCTTGGTACGTCAGCTCGGCGCCGGACTTGCCCCTGGTGATGTTGTAGTCCACGCCCTCGACATTGAAGTCCAGAGTGACTTTGAGCGACCCCACAGGGCAGCCCCAGGTGACGACGTTCTCCAGCGGGTCACGCAAGGCCTTGACTCCGAACAAGGCATAGGCCAGAGCCTCGAACATCGTGGTCTTGCCCTGCTCGTTGGCGCCACGTAACACTGACAGTCCCTCCCGGAACGTCAAGGTTGAGTCCGTGTGCTTGCGGAAGTTTTTCATCTTCAGGGTCTTAAACATGTTCATTCTCCAAAAGCATCTGAATCGTCGAGCGCTGCTTTTCATCCAGCTGCTCCATGAGCAAGTCCAGGACGGACAAGGCTTTGATCTCCTCGACACTGGCGGTGAGATCCTCCACACCCTCTGGTTGTTCGACCTTCACAGCGTTGGCCACAACAAAGGCGAGAGAGCGTTGCCGGTACTTGCTGATGGCCTTGATGACCTCAGCGGCTTCCGCCATCGTGGCGTTGCCAGTGACCCGCACAAAGGCCATGTTGGCTGCCGACAATTCGTCCAGCTCGCGCCAATCAACCTGCCGGAACCCACCCTCCTTGTCGGTGGAACTCCATGTGGGTATCTCATGCAACCTGTCGGGGGTGATCTCCACACAGCACTTGGCCATATTTCCAAGGCAGTCACTGACACTCGCAGGGAACTGGTTGCCGGTGATGAATACCTTGCCTCCCAAAGGTTTGCGCGTCTGATGTTCGTGCCCGAGGATCAGGACTGTTCCACGTGAAGCAATCTCTTTGCACTGCGCCCGTGTGATGTTCAGGCTGTGGTCCGACTCGCAGGCGAACACCGAGTCGTAGTTGCAATGCAGGAGAAGGTACTTGGCGTTGTCCGGAACCTTCACCAACTCCGCATCGAACAGGGTCTGGTTTGGCATGTGCGAGATGGCGAAGACGCCCTCCTGCACCCAACCGGATCCCTGCAGATAGCGCACCTGCCGGGGAAACCGCGTCTGCAGCACCCGAGCAAGCAGCTCGAAGCTGGAAAGCTCCATACTGGACTTGCTCAGGCAGTGGTTGCCTGGGATCAAGCAGATGGTACGGTGCTCGCGGTCCAGCCAGCGGGCGAGGATCTCGTAGGCATTCAGGAAATCCGCCAGCGGCACCTTGGGGCTGTCGAAAAAATCGCCGTTGACGACGACGTTGTCCCCCAGGAGCAAAAGCTCGGCCAGCTTACGGCACAGGTATTGGCGCAATGCGATTGCGCTTTCTGCAGTGGTTCCTCCGACACGGGAGGTCCCGATGTGCAGGTCATTGATGATCAGTAGGTTTTTCATTTTCTTCTTTCTACTTCTACAACTTCCTCAAACGGCCCGATGACGTGCTCCTGGGCCTCTTCTTTCGTCGGCCACTCACCCCTGTGCTTGTAGCTGACGTAGCAACTATGTTGGTCATCTCGCACCCAGACCTTGCCTGTGATGCACGCGACTTTTCTGGCTGAAGGTTTCACCCACACAGCCCATGCTTTTTCGCTCATTTGAATACCCCCACTTTCACGGCTTTCAGAGCATCTCCAGCAGTCGGGTACGTGGGCCTGTCCGTGAAGTCCCAGCTCGGAACATCCAGGGCCAACTCGTCTGCCCTGACCACACGCCAAGCATCAAGGGTCGTGTGGTAGATCAAGATCAAGCAGGTGCAGCCGCATGTGGCGAGCTTGCGCAGGCGGGGCAACTGCGGCACCTTGTCCCTGGCGAGACGGTATTGGTGCAACGTTTGCTTCACTTCAATGAACACCGTGTAATGGCCCAAGGCTGTGAAGGACCAACAGCAAAAGTCGGAGGCCGCAGCCTTGATCGTCCGGCCAGCGGCCTTCGCATCAACCAAGCGTTCGTAGCTTCTCTTGGGGGAGCAGGAGGCCCACTCCTCCAGAAATTTGGCTACGAGCTTTTCTGCTTCCTTGCCCTTGTTTGCGTTTTTGGATTTGGCCAGGATTAGAGAGGTCATGCGAACAGCTCCTTCAATGCAGAGTTGATCTTTGCTTCGTCAATCGTGGTGCCGAGTTCGGTCTGAGTGCCGAAAGTCAGCCCGATGGAGATTGAACTTTCCAGTGGGATCTTCATCTTGGCGTACTGCTGCGTCATGCAGGGGTGCAGCTCCTTGAGTAGGGGGATCAGATCGTCCCTGTGTACAGAGCACACCACCTCGTCATGGATTGGGGCAATGAACCTAGCCCTGAACCGCCCTGTGAACAAACCCTTGCGCCACATACTGGCCAAGGCCAATCGCAACATCTCCCCACCGCTGCCTTGGATCACAAAGTTCCCAACTTGACGCCCCGCCTTAGCCCGGTCCCACTTGTTCTCTGCAGTCAACCCAGATGCCAGATGGCGACGCGCACCGAGCATGGTCAAGGCGTACCCGGTCTCATTGGATTGCTCCTGCACCTCTTTACTCCACTGGGGTAGCCTTGGGAAGGCCATCTCCTTGGCGTCGATGAAGGCCTGGGCTGTTGCCTCGTTAGTCATCAGAGTAAGCGCGATCTTCGGGGCCATGGCCCCATAGGCCGTTGCAAAATTCACAGTTTTGGCGTTGGCCCGCAAAGCTTTTGCCCTTTTCTTCACCTCCGGGTCATCGGACTCCAGCATGGCAACGAACTCTTCGTAGGTCACCTTCTGCTTCCAAATCAGTGGGGCAGAGGCGACCGCCGTCAAGTGGTGCATGTCCTTGAGGTTGTCTCCGACGTAACACGAGGTCATCGCCGTGTCCCCAGACGCCTCGGCGGCCAAGCGCAACTCCTGCCCAGCAAGGTCAAGGCTGCAGATCACCCAATCTTTTTCTGGTGGAACAAACACCTCCCGGAAACCGCCGGCACCTTTGACAAGTTGTTGGACGTTGGGGGAGCTACTGCTATGCCTCCTTGTCACCGTACCCGCCTGATTCAGAGACGGATGTAGCAACCCATCACGCCAGTGCGGCAGGGCTTTGTAGGGCTTGTAGTACAGGCTGCGCAGGGTGCCAATCGACTTCAGTGTCTGGTATGCCGCCAGGACACCCTTCTTCTCATCGTCAAGGTTGTCCATAGCAAGTGCCGTAGCGACAGCGTCATCGTCCGTGGAAGCCTTGACCATCAGAGCTTTGCGCTCGTCAGGGGTGTACTCCGCAGGCTTGCCGTTGCGACTGCTGCGAGCCTTCTTGAACTTGTACATGGCCGAGGCCATGACAGCGTCATCCCTCTGCTTCTCGGTCAACGCATTCAGAATGCGCGGCTCCGCACCAACCACCTCGTACAACAGCTTCTGCACCTGCCTCGGAGATCCCAAGTTCAATTTGGGCTCACCGTCGAACTTGTGCTTGACCAGCTTGTTCAGCGCTTGAACATCGCCCTGTTCGACGGCCAAGGCAAACACCTCGCCACTGTCAGGGTACTGCGCACGGATGTCCTCTGCGATCCCTGAGAGCTTGCGCTTTCTGGTCGAGAACTCCCCGCCCAGAACGATCTCGACGGCCAACTTGACGTCAGATGGTTCCAACGGCTCCACGAACTCCGGGCACTGAGTGCCTTCCCACCCGTTCTTCAGCAGGAATGCTCGCATCGTGGCCCAAGCCTCGTCGTAGCGCTTGTCGTCGGCCTTCTCCATCTCCCGCAGCGTTGTCATCGAGATCTTGGTGCCCTGCACGAACGCCAGGGATGTGAGGTACTCGGGGAGCGTCTCAACATCCAGGTACGTCTTCCAAGTGCCCTCGATCTCCATGACCAGCTTGTAGTGCGTCATCAAGGCTGCGGTGCAGATGGTGTCATCGGCGCCGTAGTTCAGCACCTCTTTGGCGGTTAACTCGCGCATCTTGTACTGGCGGGTTTCCCAAGGCATTCCGTCCTGTGAGAACTGTTTGATGACCTTCCCACCTTTCATCAAGCTCGCTGGACCGGACTTGCACGTCGTCTGCTCATACGTCGCCTGGGTGTAGCCCAGGTGGTGCAGGCTGCGCTCCTTCAACCCAAGTTTCAGGTTCTCATCCACATAGGACGCTGCGACCTTGGAGTCCAGGCAGTTTGGTAGGAACCCATGCCACCCGTTGTTCTTCCACTTGTCACCCCAGGTGCGATACAGCACCGAGAACTCGAACTGGCGGTTCTGCACAATGATCGGGATGCTCTTGGGAATCAACTCGACCAGCTCCCGGCACTGGTCAACAGTGATGTTCTTGGTCTGGGCGTGGTCCACCGACAGGTAGATCGTGTGCTGGCAGTTGTTTCCGAACGTCAGTCCAAGGCCTGTGAGTTCGTGACCCAGCACGTCGATCTTCGAACCCTTACCCTTTTCCGACATAGCGTTGATCTGCTCGATCCATTCGTCGGATTCAGGCGACGAAGACGTCTCAATGTCGAGGGCAATTAATGGTGAATTGTTGACAATTGCGTGGAATCGTGTATAAATATCACGGTAGTTGTCTGAGGTGACCAGCGTCCGCGTACCGTAGAACTCCTTCAGCCCGTGTACCTTCAACTGGTCATCCAGCTCCGACCACTGTGCGACCATACCCGCTTGTAGCTCAAGTGGGTTGCGCATGGTGTTGACCTCGTCGATCATCAAGCTGGCGACCTTCCAGCACTTCTCCACTTCCTCCTTTTGCTCCCAGACCTTCTTCAGGATCGGGGTGCCGCCGATGTACTCCTCCAGAGGGTTAAGGCTGCCGGCGTTGAAGAACTCGATGATTTGGTCCAGGCCGTCCAGGCCAACTTCGCGCACGAGGGTCGTGAACGCAGCATCCCCGAAGCCCTTGGCGCCAGGGATCTTGTCGGAGGTGTCCCCGACAAAGGCCTTGTACAAGGTGATGTACTTGTGCGGGAAGGGTCCGAACGGGTTCCTGTTCAACTCCTTGCCATTCCAGATGTCGGTGTTCTCATCGACCAAGACAGCGAGATCGCCATCGCTGGAGAGAATGACGTTGCGCTCGTCACGCAACACTTTACACAGATACCCAATGGCGTCATCAGCCTCCAGCTTCGGCTGCATGGCCACGTGCATACCCAAGGCCTTGGCCATCTTCGTGATCTGCTCACGAGCGATGTTCACCTGCTCGGCAACCTCGGGGGCCTTTGAGCGCCCCTCCTTGTACCCCGGCAGGGTCCGGCGGCGCGTGTGTTTGGCATTCGGTGCGTCCCATACGATGATGCAGTCACGAGGTGCTGCGCCGAACTTCTTCATATCAGATTCGACCCGGTCCCAGAATCCTTCGACTCCGTACAAGGCTGAGTTGACTTGGACTTGCTTGCCATCGACGAGGACGACCTTGCCGTGGTCGTGGTCTACGCCTTGCAGGATGGCTCTGTTGAGATGGGAATTCCCATCGAGAATGATTCGCATATTTTTCTTCTTTCTTTTGCGAGTTGTTGAAGGGAAAACCCCTTCGCTTACATCCAGGTCACACCTGGATTTCCTTCCCCTCCAGCAATATTCGCCTACCTGTTGCTGTGGGTAAAGTCCTTGGATCAAGCCACGTTGGGTACGGGCTTTGGGCGTTTGCTGACGGTACGATTTCTCCGATGATCTTGTATGTGCGAATTCCCTCCCTTTCATCCTGGATCAGGGTGCCTGTGCGTCGCTGCTCCGCGAGCCAACCAAAGACATAGTTCTTGGAGATGCTCGTGTTGGTCACTGCGGCTATCAAGCCCTCCCGCGTCTTTGGGGTACGCAGCAAGGCCCGTAGCACGATGTCCGCTTGACGGGCTTGCCCTGCCCTGGAATTTGGCTTCAGTACCGCCATCTACCTTTTCTCTCCAAAAGGTCTTGGCAGTCGACGCATCGGATACGACCCAGCCGCAGTCTTTCGACAACGATAGGGTCACCACAATCCGCACAATCAGGGTTTGGCCAGCTCCCGTCGAGGCACTGAACTTGCTGCGGCTGGGCGGATCTGCGCACATCCTCTACAGCCTTGCTCTCCAGCTCTCGAGTGAGGTCGGCGGCCCTGTCAAGGTCGTCGGCCTCACTCATCACTTCACCCGGTTCTGCAGTTCAACGACCGCCAACAAGTTCCACAGTGCGTGGGACATGTGGGGGAGGCCGCTGTCTTTGTCCAGGGGCTCGTGGCGTGACGCCAGGAGGTGCCGCCACATGGCATCGGTGTAGCGGATCTCAGCGTCCGGCACATCCTGCCAACCGCCTCGGGTGTACTTCTCAGCGCCGAAGGTGCCGACCAAGGCCACTTGTTGCAGCGCCAGGGCGAAGTCGATGATGAGGGCCGCTTTGATCTTGCCCCGATCAAGTTTGGCACCCGGTTGGTGTGGGTCTTTTCCGTGCGGGTCGACCTCGTTGGTGCGGTCAGGTTTCCAGGCTTGGGGGAAGTCCCGGCTTGCCGGGGTGCAGGTTGCTGGAGGTGAACCCAGAATTGGTAGGGGTGTGGAGTTTGCTAACGTAATCATTTGGACTCTTTCTTCTTTTTGTTTTGGTCCGTGGGATCAAGCCTGCAAGGCTTGTCGCTCCGCTTCCTTGTCCCGGTTGACGGCCCTCTCCTTCGAGAACGTCATCCCGTTGTAGCGCTTGAGCAACTTGTTGATGTTGCTGGTGACGGCATCCCCAGGGACATCCTTCGTCAGGGCGTACACCAGGATGGATGCTTCAGCGAACAACTCCGTCGTACTCATTGTCGGGGCCTTGCCGTACCCGATCCAGCGCTTGGCCAAGTCCACCCACTCCACCATCACAGCCACGAGTTTCGGTGGCTCCTCGAGGGCTCGTGTGACAATCCTATGGGCATAGACATCGAGCCTTTCCATGTCGATGGGAGAGTGCTCGTCCAGCACTTGGCGCAGGGCCTCCAGGTAGAACAGGAGGTCCCCTTTCTCCTCCAAGGCGTTGAGCGGGTCGGTGGCGTTGGCAAACTCGTCCAACTCCGTCACGAGCCCCAATGCGGCGTGGGCGAAGTCCTTGCTGATGTCGCCGGAGCGATTGAACAGGGACTTCACGAAGCCCTGGTAACCAACTGTTTCTAACACTTGCTTTGCGTTCATTTCTTTTCCTTTTTATTGAACTTTGATGTTTTCACCATCGGCGTAAATGTGGAGGTCACCTCCGAAAATGAGCGGGATTGGGTCCCAGTCTTCGCCCTCGATCTTCTCGATGAGCTTGCGTAGCGCCTCGATTTGTGTGCACGTGTCCTGCACCACGGCGTACTGGGTTCGAGCTACGTGCTGCAGGTTGTTGTGCTGGCGTTTCAGGTCGTTGAGGGTTGACGGCCTATGTAGGCCAATGTTGCTATTTGGAACGGAATTCATGCCGCCTTCCTCCTCTGAAGCAACTCCCGTTTCACGCTGAACTCCAAGTCCATGTCCATCGTCATCTTCTCCCGCATCCAGATCAGGTACGGGGTGGGGACGTCTGAGAGCTTGTCGCCCTTGTGCTTCCCGAACCCCATCCGAGTGACCTGGAATGGAGTCTGCGAGTTGATTGCGTACTCCTTGAGAGTCACCCCCATGCGCTCGCACAGGTGCTTGGTCAGGTAGAGCGAACTCATCACATCGGCCATCGCCCGGTGTGCACCCACAGACCTGGGGAGGTTCAGGGCGAAGATCAGCGTCGAGAGCTTGTGGTCGTCGGCGTCCGGGTACACCCGGCGTGCCCAGCGAAGGCTGCAGGCCTCGACATATTCGCCCTTGATGTGGGGGCCAATCGAATAGGTGTCGAACTGCACGTTGTGCCCAAGGCACACAGTGTTCCCTGGGATCGTGTGCGTCTCGAAGAATTCGGGCAGTGTGGGGGCGTCCTCAACGTCCTTGTTGGTCAGGCCGTGGATGCCAGAGGCCGATGCAGAGATCATCTGCTGCGGGTCAATCAGGGATTGCACGCTTTCGAGAATGTTGAAGTTCTCGTCGGTGCGCACCCAGGCAATCTCTACCACTCCCCTGCTGGGGTCGGCAGAGCTGGTTTCCGTGTCCAAGAACACGTAGTTGGCGGTGTTGAAATCCATATCGTTCTTCTTATGTGGATCGGGGTGGCCGAAGCCACCCCTGTCACCATTTAGATCTTCGACGGAAGCGTCGTTACGATCTTGCCCTTGGTCCAGTTTTTGCCGTCCTTGCTGGCCGACTCACGAATCCAGAAGAACTGGAAGGGGTCTTCCGGAAGGCTGAAACCAGGCAGTCCCATCAACACGCACTTGGCCGTGCCTTCCAGCTTGGACTGGTAGGACTTGAAGGCCGGGATGCTCGACGAACTCAAGGTGATCTGGATCACGTCGCGGAACTCTGGCGCCTCCTCGCAGTCCAGCAAGGCGCATTCGGTGTTGATGAAATCCCTCACCGAAGCCTTGGTAAAGCCCTCGACCGTCTTCAGGAAGTCGACGTACTCGGCCACAGGCTTGCCTTCCCAGGACTTGAAGTCCGCACCAGTGACGTTGTCGATGGTCTTGCCATCGGTGGAGTAGGCCACGTACACGCTCGCACCCTTGCTGTCGTCTCCGGGGCTGATCTGGTAGGAATAGTCCCAGGCCAGCAAGCGTACCTTTGCCCAGCGCCCAAGGCTGAAGGGCACTTGCACACCCATCTCCTTGATCTCACCTGCGTCGAACTTGAACACACGGTGTGCGCCATAGCTGAAGTCCGCAGCACCCTTCATCGCCTCGACTTCCTTCTTGAAGTTCTGGGCGGCGGCAACTGCCACACTGCTGCTCGCAGCCTTGGCGATAGCGGTGCTTGCAGAGACTGCAGGGGAAGTCTGCACCTCGGGTTGTTCTGCTACTGCCGTGTCAGCAGCAAAGGATTCTTGTTCGAAATTCACGGTAGTATCTTTTTTCAGTGCCATTTTCGGCCTTCTCTTTCTTCACTATTTTCAAAAATCGCACCCGGCGGCGAATTCCGCCGAGCGCATCGTTACCCGGAAAATTCCGGGATTCAGACCCTGGCTTTAAGCCCTGGTCTTGAATGCTTCAACACCTTCCACTGCCAACCTCGCAAGGTTGAAGCGGAACACCTTAGTCTGTCCACTGGACTTGAGCTTGCTCAGTTCGCACTCCTTGTCCATCGTGGCGGAATACTTCTCCATGGCTTTGCAAAAGCCTTCTGAAGTCGTGTAGTAGGGCTGGATGCCCTTACGCTTACACCAAGCGTTATATTTGACGAACGTCTCGCGCATCAGGATTTCCATGTACCCGTCCATGACGAGGTACTCGTACCCCTCACGCAAGGCGTACTCGCTGTCTTCGATCTCTGTCCTGGAGATCAGAGACAGGTCGTTAAGCATCTTCGAGGCCTCGCTCAAGACCACCTGGATGGACTCTGACTTGTGTTCGAAGATGGATTGCTTGAGGGTCGCCAAACTCTCCAGGACCTCTGGTCCGAAGTCCTGGAGCACACCTTCCAGGAAGTTCAACCCCTCCAGCACAACCGCAAGGTTGTAGACCTGACGGTCATGCACGTTCCGGGGGAAGTGCCCGCGCAGCTTCTCGATGAGCGGGGCCAGGGCGGCCCTGCGTGACTCCACCGTTTCACCCACGGTCTTGGACAGGATCAGCCTGCCGAGCTGACTCATACGCTCCGGGTTGGCGCTGGCCCGGTTGAACGACACCGTGCGCTTGACCGTCTCGTGCTCCTTGAACGAGACCGCAATGCTGCGCTGCATGATCGCGGTCTGCGTCTCCTGGGTCTCCGCAATGAGGATGATCGGTGTACTGAACGAATAGTCCGCAATGTCCCTGAAGGACGACGACGCGCTGGAGTTGTTCATCGCCCCGCTCGACCCCTTGGCTTGGTTGTAGGCCAAGCGTAGGGACTGCAGGATGAAGTCGGTGCGAACCTGCCCCATCTCGATAGGCTTGTACTCCTCGAGGATGGCAGGGACACTGGCCGAACCAGTCAGGTACGTCTTCAGGGCGAACTGGGTGGTGACCGACCCGCAAGACCTCACTGCAGGCTCCGTCTTCATGTGAAATAGCCTGCAGAAGAACGTGCTGGTCATGGACTTGCCTGACCCTGCTGGCCCGTTGGGGTGCAGGATCGGGAACTGTCCAAACGCCGCTTGGTAGAACTGCTTGTGAAAGCACGAGACTACCCATCCCAACATCTTGGCAACGTTGATGGGCTCGTTCATCTCCATCATCGCCCGCAACCACTCCTTGGTGTCGTCAGTGACCGGCAGCGGGCTGGCCCGGTGCACATCGGCGTTGAAGATCGGCGCCGTGCCCATGGCGGGCTGATACACGTAGTGTGTGTCAAACGGCTCGCCCCTCTGCTGCAACTTGATCACAGCCTCCTTGTGTACCCAGATCGCATCCTTGGAGATGCGGTCCTTGACCCGTGGATCCTGGATCAGGTCCAGACCTTCTTTGTGAACTGCAAATACCACTTTTCCTCCTGTGTTTGCTGCTCGGGTGAGAATGAGCTTGATGAGATTTGCGTGGGCATCCGTGCCAGTGATGACGCCGCCAAATGCTGACATGTACGAACCAAAGGCTGCGCGGGAGGCGAAGGCCTTGTCGGGTATGACATGCCTTCCTTTCTTGTCCCCGTCCGCGTAGATTTCAGCCTCGATTCCAAGGTGCACGTTGTGAAATTCCGACTGCTCTGTCATGGCTTCCAGCAGCAGAATCACACCCTTGTAGCCGATGTTGCTGATGGACTTGACGGAGTCCCCAGTGCTGCGCTTGACCCCGCCTTCGTCGATGGACAGGCCATCCATCAAGGCTTCGTCCGCCGCCGACATCTGGGCCTTTTGCTCCGGCGTCAGGTGCGCGTCCCCAGAAGACTCGTCCAGCAACCCAATACCCAACGTCTTTCTCGGGCCTTCCAGGTCGATGGTTGACACGTCAGGTGCCAGCAGGGACTTGATTGCGCCCGCTGAGTAGCTGTACTGGGAGTTGTCGAACGTGTACTCATACATCCTGGCCAGCTCCTCCCGGCGCTTACGGGGTGAGCCGTAACGGGATGAGTCGCCCTGGTATGTCTGGCACAGGCCTTCACAGTCGGCAAGGAAGTCCTTCTTGTCCTTCTTCAAGGCGTTGGCCGTGATGGCCAACTGCAGGGCGATCTTTTGGAACCCTGCATTCTCGGCAAGACCGTGGCCCTGCATGATGTCCTTGATGGTCTGGGGATACTCTCCTCGGAAGTGCTTGACTAGATCCTCGCTGGACTCCTTGACTTTCGAGCGGGCCTTGACAAGCCTTGCCACCTTGTCGGATGCCACCGAGAATTCCGTGGCCAACCAGACGTTCAATTCCGGCGGGTCACGGTCGAAATCCTTCTCCGGGCGCTCCGATGTCAGCTCGGCGTACTTCTCGACTGTCATTGTCAAGGCGTCATCGACCTTCAGCGGCACCTTGTACTTGCCGTTGGGCCTCACGTGGCCCAGGCATCTCCACATGCGCCCTTTGCTTGCGCTATAGACCCGAAGGTCCAGATCCTCTGTAACGTTGCTGAGTGCTACCTCTCGGTAGATGTAGGGGAGTCCTTGGATGCCTGCTTTCGGTGGCTTATCCATGAATATCCCCATGGGAATCTCAAGGTGAAAACCCTTGCTGCCCGAGGCGTAAAGCCCCAAGCTGTGCAGGTTGACCCCATTGACTGCGAGCTTGCCAAGAAAGCTCTTGAACCCCTCAATCGCAGAACCCAAGTCATTCTCGTTGTCCCAGTCGAAGTACATGGGACCACGGTATTTGACACTGGCCTTGTTGAAGTTTTCGTCAGACTCGTCGAACGTGGACGATGCGTCCAGGACGGTGACGAACTCGGGGGTTTTGTTGCGCAGCACGGTTTCGCGCTGGGCGGCGTCGGATAAATGCCAGACTTTGCCGTCCGGCATCTGGTACCAGAAATAAAACATAGTTGCCCACTATCTTGTTTTTGTTATAGGGCGGGAAGAGAAGTCAGTACCTTATTGGTATTTCTGGAAATCTCTCCTTGAATCTGTTCAGCGCTACGCAGTAAGTATGCCCCTCTATTTGCAGGTGCTCGGCACTCTTGGTCTTCATCAACACTGCGTAATGCGGCGCAAATTGTATAGCCCCATTTGGTGAATATTTCCCTTTCCACTTAAAAATAAAATTTTGCGGCATGTGCAGAAAAAAGTCTCGGTCGCGCCACTTCATTGGCGACACGGTGAGCACCGTCGACCACCCGCCGCCCGACACGTCGACCATTGGCCCGTCCTCCGGTGTCGCCACCATGGAGCCGAATACGATGGTCATCACGTCCGTAGGAACCCCTCGGTTGAGGGTGTAAACGATCATCTTGCGGCCTGGGAAGGCAGACTCCATAGACAAGGCTTTGTACTCCTTGTAGGTGTCCTTCCACTGAATGTCCATGCGGTCGATGATCGCGTTGAAGCTGTCCTTGTCTTCAAGGTATTTGGTTGAGGGTTTATCGTCCATAAATCGAATCCTTCAGGTCTTTGTACCCACCCTGGACACGGTTTGCCAGGGCGTCCTTTTCCATCAGGTTCCGAAACATTCTTACTTGGACGGTATCCTTAGCGATGGCTGTGCGGACATGCACAACATCATTTTGACCGTCCCGATCAAGCCGTGCCACTATCTGCTGAAAGGGGATGGGTATTGTCGGAGCCTCTACGATCAGCATGTCCGAGCAGACATGCTGCAGCCCATCCACACCGAACCCGGCGCTTTCTGGGTGTAGTAAAATGACTCTGCAACTTGGATCGTGGATAAACGCCTTCAACGCCGCTTGTTTGTCCTTTGTAGACACATCCCCGTAAATTGCAACCGCCCCGTAGGGTTTTTGTAAGATATCCCTCAAATACCTGTTTGAGCGTCTGAAGTTTGCAACGACAACCAGCTTTTTGTCGCCAAGTTCCTCCAGAATTTCCTCGATGATGTCAAGGACTGCGGGTTTCCTCGCAGGGTTCCCTTCGAACTCTGCCCAGTTCACAACGATTTGTTGCAAGGCAGAGCGCAAGGCTGAGGCCGATATGGCGTCGATTTCGGGTTGGTCCTCGAACTCCACGAGGCGCTCCTCAGCGATGCGCTCGTACAACTTCATGTGCTCACGGTGCAGGTTGTAGATCAGCGGGGTGTAGACCACCGGGGGAAGTTCCTTTCGCACATCCCTTCGCAGCAGCCTGGAGGTGTTGATCTTCATGTAATCCGTCAGCTGATCCAGGTTCTTCCACTTCGTTGTGTTCCCCCATCCATCGACCTCCTCGACGTGCGCCCTGTCGAACGCACGTTTGCTGCTGTAGCAGTGTGGCGCCACCAGCTTGAGGTAGGCGTAGGCGTCGTTGGGCTTGTTCAGCGGGGTGCCGGTGAGCAGTTGCAACGGTCGCTTGTCCGACAAGTGGGCAATCGCCTTGTGGGTGACGCTCTCGTGGTTTTTGATCGCCGTGGCCTCGTCCGCCAACACCCCGTAGAGCTTGTCCTTGAAGTGCGTGTACAGGTAGTCATAGTCCTGCTTGAGGATCTGATAACTCATAATCAGGAAGTCGGTGTCCAGACTGATCTTCTGGCGCTGCGCCGGTGTCCCAGCGTAGGCCGTGACCTTCAGATTTTCCCCGGACTCCCGGTAGGTGATCTTGCTCAACCAAGTCTCCCACTGCGGGATCAGGATCGGAGGGACCACCACGAACCAGTGATTGACGCTCCCCCACATCTGGCTGGCGTCTGTAAACCAGTGCAGTGCGTGGATGGTGGATGCCAAGGTCTTGCCAGTCCCTGGCTCCCAATAGTACGCAGCCTTTTGATTCCAGGCGAGCTTGTCAATCTCAGCCTTCTGGAACTCATAGGGTTTGATCGGGAACTTGAACAGTTTCAAGGTCAGATCGACAGGATCGAGCAACCTCTCTTTACCCACACGTTTGATGACTTCAGCCATTCTTGTTCTCCTTGTGGGTCGAGTTACATGAAGCGCTTGAGCAGCTTCATGGCCTGCTTGGTGCTCTCCACAGGAGTGTCAAGCTTAGGTTCGTGGCGCTCCTGGAAAAGGTGGCTGCGCTGCAGAATCGTGTTCACCCAATCCGGGCCGTAGGCCTTGTACATGGGCAGTTTGTGCAGGTGTGTCATGGCCAGGATCAACTGCACGGCCTTGGGTGCAGGTTGCTTCAGGTACTCGCGCACCGTCTGTCCGGTGAACTCATTTGTCACATCCTGAATCCCGTTCCTGACGATAGTCTGCACGGTTGCGGCGACGTGGGTCGAGAACTTGGCGTCAGGGTGAGCAACATTGTTGTCGAAGTCGAAACTCAGCCAAGCGAGGTTCCAGGCTTGCTCGTCTTTGTTCAGGAACCGGGATGCGTTGGGCACGGGGTAGTGGTCAATTGGCATTGGTGAATATCGCATGGTGTACTCGGTTGTGTTCATGCTCGCACCCCCGCTTCGAACTGGGCCTGGACCCTGGCAAGGTCGTCGGCGGTGTCCTTGTCGTGACGCAACTCGATGAACCGTGGGTGAAAGAGGCTGTATTTTGGACTGCTGTCCGAGGGGGAAACGATGGCGTTGGCCCTCACTGTCACGATTTTCCCAAGAACAGAGTCTCGGTTTTCGTGCAGGTAGGTCTCCATGTCCCGCTTGAACCCCGCCACATCGACGATCAACTCCTCGCAGTCACTGGCGCACCTGAGTGACCCGAAGGTATCTGCGGTGCGCTTGCCGGGGATGCCGGGGTTGAACCCGATGATCTTGAGATCGACCTCGAACTCGAGCTTGAGCTTGACGCAGTGCTTGGAGGTCTTGTCCTCCCAGATCATGCGGGGGTGTTTCAGGATCAGGCCTTCTTGGCCCCGTGCTAGGACTTCCTTGTAGTACGCAACGGCCTCGTCGTACGAATGTACCCAGCGGTTTTCAACCACCTGAATCAGTGGGTGGTGAGGGAGGCGCTCAATGGTGTAGAGGCGCTGCTGGTACGGCTGCTTGGACTGACCTTTTGGTACAGCGACTGACAGGGCGATCTGGTCCCAGATCGTGAACTTGACTTCGTATCCTGGCGGGATGTCCCCTCCTTGCATGACACTGTTGAGCAAGCCGTTGCCGGTCTGGCGTGGCTGCAGGGCGCCGTCTATCCACACAGTCAGCTCCCCATGTGTCTGTGTGCCGTGCATGAACAGGTTGCTTGCTGCGAGTTCAAGGTTGGCCAGGAATCCCCTGGGGAATGTATTTCCTTGACGTGTGGTGAACTGGACAGAGTCTTCTGTCACGTCGCACCGGGCGAACATGCCATCCATTTTCAACCCGGCGTTCACCCCGTCGTCCCACGGCCATGTCTCCAGCTTGACGTCCTTTGGGAGGCTGCAGCGCATGTACGGGAACTCAGGAATCGAGCCTGGGAACACCGAATTGATGAGGGTAGCACCTACCCCAGCACGAAGGTCTTTCAAGATGATCCTGCGCAGGATTTCGCTCTCCTGTTTGGCAAGTGTGGTGAGTGTGCACACCACGGAGTTGAGTGCGGCGTGGCCTGTCAGCTTTCGGCTTGCCAAGTTTTCCAGCAGGGTGATTTCGCTCGCCCCGAGTTCGCAATTTCCATGCTGGGTTACATCAGGAATCTTGGCGATGTAGTAGCTGATGGAAGGGTCCAGGGCCATCCTGACCAGCGACAGCTCAAACTCGCTGAAGGTCTTGATGATGGCGACCTTTTCGAGTTTGCTTGGGGTGCTGGCGATTTGCTCCAGCTTGGCGTGAAGGGCTGTGGCAGCCCATTGGTTCAATATGATCATAAATTGCTTTCTAAAGATGGGGCCAACTGGCCCCGGTGGTTACGCTGATGTGATTGACCCGTCTTGTGACAGGTAAAGAAGACCATGCCTGGGGAGCCTCATTGAAGACCTCCCACTCTTACCGCTTGTACCAACTCCGAGGATTGCTAATTGGCTCTTATTCAGCTTTCGGTATGTCTCCTCATCCA